TATCTCTTTATATTAATGTCGGCTTGTGCAATATCGCTTCATAATGTTTTATTAATTGTTCCATTGTATATTTTTCTAATTCTATATTTAAAATTGTATATTCTGGTCGCTTTTTTAAAATTTTCTGTATTATTTCTGATTTCTCCGGCGTAACTTCTATATGTAAAGGTATCAACTGCTCTTTTAATGCTCGTATTTTTTCGTTTATCTCTCTACGTTCTGGTGTATGCTTTTTTATATCACGATTTAATTTTCGTAACATGCGTATTTGTCTTTTAATGTCCTTATTATCAAGCGGAATAGCCTTCTCTTGCCTCGATATTGCTATCTTCGGTTTATTCTTCGAGCCTTTAAGTCTACCCATGTTATTGTCTCCTTTTAATATTACTGTCTATTTTTGCAAAAAATTTATCAATCTTATACATACGTCTTTGCCATATTGTAGCATAATTTTTATCGCTTGTTTTTCGTCCTTCGATTTCCATTTGTTTAAAAGCTAATGTCCATGAATTAATCATAAAAATATCTCCTTTAACTATTATAAAATTTTATAGCTAATTTCACATCATATTCGCTACATCTTGAATATCTTTTTATTTTAAACATATTTTTCTTATTGTGAATATATATAGAAGGTTTTGTATTACATTCCCAATCATTAATATCAATATATTCTAAAGGTGTTTGTCTATTCAATTCTTTATCTCGCAATAAAGAATAAATAAAATTTGTTAATTTATAATATTTACTTTTATCGCATTTTTGTAAAGTTTCAATTTTCATTTTAGTTCTCCTTTATATTACACAATTTTCTTTAAATTCTTCTGTTAAATTAAACTTGTCGGCAAGTGTTTCAAAATATTCTTGCCATTGTGATAATTCTAAATAACTTAATGATTGTTCACTCGCCCAATTTTGATAATCAATAGCAACTTGTCGTGCTTCTTCTTTTGTTTTAATTTCCGTTACTGTTTTAATTTTCATTTTTGCCCTCTCCTTATATATAGTGTCTAAAACTTCCAAAACGTTCAATTATATTTCTGTTTCTAATGCCTTTACTGCTTCACTATATCCAAAATAACCGCCTACGGTATCATGGTCTATATACTCTTTTTTTGCATTGTACGTTTCTTTAACCAAACAATAAACGTCGCCGTTTTGCCATTGATTAATGGTCGTACACGCCTGTCTTGCGTACTCAATACAACTATTTCGCCTTGCCTTGCCCTTATACGCCTTTAATTCGTCCAAGAGGCAAGCGGACGGCAACCAAACCGCCCAAGTCGAGGACGTATCCCAACGGCATTGTGTACCCTCGCCATGTACAGAATAAAAAATCTGACTATGCTCGTACTTGTCAATACGTACTGCGTCCGGATTTTCCGGCTTGCCGTTCGGTTCGTGCGTATCTATATCATATCCGAGTGCCTCGCAGTCTTTCCAATGGTAAAAATTCCCCATGCCCTCGTCGTCCTCGCAAGGGTCGCCCACGTTCGTATCCTGTATTAAATACTTCGCCATAAATCCGGCTTTTCCGTCCTTGTTTCTATGATTGACAATTTTTAATGTATCCTCTATCGGTTCAAACGTAAAAACAAATCCGTCCTCATTAATATATTTTACAATTTTCTGTATCATTTTATCTTCTCCTTTTTATATTTTTTTCATAAATAATGTCGCTGAAACAAAACCTACATCTTCGGCTATAACTTCATATCCGGCTTTTTCGAGATTTTCTTTTTTTATTTCTGCCTGTCTTATGCTTTTTATATCTCTTAAATCTATTTTTATTGTTACCATTTTAGTTCTCCTTTATTATTCACAATGGTTGGTTAAAATTGCCGTTTCGTTTTTGTGTAACCTTCCATAACATTTACAATTTAAAACGTCTTTATGTCCGCAATCCTCGTATTTTCCGTTTATAATCCAAACCTGTTTTTCATAATCATATGCGATTTTATTTTTCATTTTCGTTTCTCCTTTTCTATTCATATAAGAAGTATACACTATGTTTTTCGTTTTGTCAATAGCAAATTATCTATCTATTTTCTCTTTAACAATTTTGTATTCTCCGTCGGAGAAATTTTATTTTGTCGTCACCATATAGCAAAACAATTTCCATAACTTTTCGGCAAGTCGTATATAGTACCCTCAAAAACGCCGAGAGTACCAAACTTGCTTTTGATATTAATTTTTCCGTTTTGTATTCCGGATATAATAGCAAAATGGTTACAGTTTAAATCGTTCGGAGTTTTAAATATTCTGCCGTTGTTTTGTCTTATGCTATGAAATGATATAATATCGCCCTGCCTTGCGTTCTTTTTCTCTACCGGAGTATATTCATATAGAAGTATTTTGAAAGCGTCCTCTACTTCATATAGTTTTTTATATGATTTTTTGAAAGCGTAGTTATAGCAAAAATGATAATCTCCATATTTTTTTAAATAATATTTATCGCTTTTTATTAGTCGTAATTGCGGATAATAGTCCAAAATTTCGAAGTCGTCCTGCGTTTTATCGAGTACGTCGCAATCCAATACCAATTTTATTTTGTTACTGTATTTATTCATTTTATCCTTTAAATAATGTCTTTATAGCAACTTTAAATCCAAATATACTACCCATATATACGGCAAAACAAAATCGTGATATAAGCCGTTCCCATATAGTATATTTTATCATGGTATTTTATCCCCTCATATGTAACAAACAAAATATCTTTATCGCTTCCGCTATACGGTACGGCAATAAAACAAAATGCCGTATACGTTCGCCGTCCATAAGTTCCATAATTTTATATATAAACGTGTACATGGTACGCCTCTTTTTCTCGCCTTGCCTTGTCCGGCTTTGTGCTTCTTTTTAGTCCATGCCGGAATATGTCCGGCTTCGAGTTCGCCTCTTATATCGCAACGTCAAGCGATTTTTTCGGATTATAATTCCATGCCGTCCGAAAATTCGATTGTTTCGTCGCCGTCCTGCAAAAACCATTCAAAACGGCGTTGATATATACAATAATTTGTCGTATTGTACATATTGATATAAGCATTTAAACGCTCTTTTGTCGTATGCGTCCGCCAACCGCCGGAATTCAAAATAATTTTTCCGTCCGGCTTCCATGTTATAATATCCGTTGCATGAAGCCGAAGCGTCCGCCGTCCGTCCACGTATTCCGTCAAGCGTGTATTATTCCGGACGAGTTTCGATTTCAAAATTCCGAGTTCCTTATATAATGCTTTCCGGCTTCCGGCAATTTTTTCGTATTCGGTAACGTATACCTGAAATTGTCCTTGTCCGGTTATAGCGTAATATTTGCCGGATTTTACTTTCGCCAAAAATTGCGAAGCGGTCAATGCAGGTTCATTTTCCGAGCCGAAGCCGGAATTGTCCACAAAATAAACGTCTGTAACCTTGTACCCAACCGGAGTATTATTTTCTCCGATTATTTTACCGCATTTAAAAACATTTTCGTCGCCGTCCTTCACCGCCTTATATAATGCTTTCATGGTATCCGCCTTTCGTTACTTTCGGCAATTTCAACGGTTAACTGCCAACCGATATTTTTTCGTTGATATAGTTTACCGCTTCCGTTAACGTCTTAACATTTTTTTGTCTTATATGCGGAATTCTGCCATTGAAATTTTCGAGCGTTCCGCATAAGTCAAGCGAAAAATAAACCGTCCGGCTATTTTCAAAAATTCCGTTCGTCCACGTGTCCGGCTTGTCAAGGGATATTTTTATCATTATCGAAGCATTATCACGTCCGCCGAGCGTTGATATATAGGCGTTAACGTATCCGGCTTTTATCCCTTGCCGGACGGCTTCAATTCCGGCTTCCATTATTTCGCATGTTAAAATTTTCGTTTTCATTTTTTCCGTTCCTTTCGTTGTCCTTCCGCCTTCCTATATATAAGCATACACGATATTTTTATTTTGTCAATAGACAAAATCAAACTTTTGTTTCCTTAACATATAGATTTTTTTCGCTTGCATAAATTCGTTTACCGTCCGGCAATAATATTTTAAATCCTTGTCCGGCGTTATATGCCAAAATAACCTTGCCGGATAAAATTTTAACTTCTCTTTTTTGTCCGCATATATCATATATAACAAAATCGCCTTTTTTATACATTGTATTATACCTCTTTTTGTGTATATAGCTTTTTATTCAAGGTTATATGATTATCTTCTGTATTATTCGTATATATTGTGATGATATTTTTTACTTCGGATAATATCAAAATTAAATCAATACCGCTTGTATATTGCAATCTATAACATATTTTGATTATATCATTTTTTTCGTCTGTATAATATTCAAAAATATTTTTTGACTGTAAAACCGTATTTTTAATAAATAAAAGTATATCCGCTTGTCTGATAGTCCTATATTTCAAATTGTCAAGACAATGTACCGTATACGTCCATTTCAAGGCGTTAAGGCGTACCGTTAACGTTTCAAGGCGTTTTTTGTCCTTGTCTGGTATATAAACTTTTTTATGGTAGCGGTTCATTTTTGTTTACCTCTTTTTATAGTCAAGCTCAAAATCCGCCATGATAGTATATGCACCGTTCCAAAATAATGCAGTACAAGCCAAATTACAGGTACTTTTTGATATTCTTAACATGGTATCGCCTCAATATTTTTATATTCTGAAATTAAATCCTCAAAAATCGCCTTATAATGATAATATAATAATAAGGTTCTGGCGTTCTTATATGCCCAAAAGAAAAAATCTATTTCGTCAAGTCTATAATTGTTTAACATTTTAATATCCCCTTTATTTACAATACTATTATACCACGCAATTCATACTTTGTCAAGAGTAGAAATACAAAAGGTAGTTATAATCTATAAAGACAAAACACAATACCGGATAAGATAAAATCGTCTGGCACTACATAATAAGATTATAAAAACATAATAGTCGATAAACTATCACAAGAGCGTATAATCAAAAAGACTACAAAATACTATGCTAAGACTATAACAAAAGGCTTTATAAGATAAGACAAAAGATAAAAAGAATTATATCATGCTATAATAAAATAATAAAATAATAAACTAATGTTAGGAATTATAAAAAGTTGGAATTTTTTATGCTCAAAAAACAAGCTCATTTATACTTATATCAATATCGTATAAGTATAATCGAAAGTAAACTATTATATCATAAGTCCTTGACTAATAAAGACTTACAATGTTATAGGCATGAGGGGTTAAGATTAGCAAAAAGTCAGATGTTAGCAATATTTTACTCCACCATCTTTTCCTAACACTTTGTCATTATTATACTTATATTCTTTTTTCCTACCCAAAAACCCCCATTTACCTTTTTTTACTTTTTTTAACTAAATTCTGCTGTTCTCTTACTAAATAATGCTAAAACCTGCTAAAAACTGTTACGGAGCAATAAATCGTCATAATAGGGCATTAGAGACATTTTATTTTTAAAAGCATATGTATTGTCATATAGGGGGGTTTCGTTCAGCAGGGGTCATCCTACGCATAATGGCTTGAGCAGTAATATCTGTTTGAGTGATAAGATTATCAGTTTTGGTGATAGGTTTTGTTTTTAGCTTCTTATAGAGCGAAATACTAATTCGGTAATTATTAGTAGTTAATTAGTATTTGTCGCAAATAGTAGTACCTTTTTGAGACAAGATTCAGTGAAACAGTATATAGTATTTCTGACACTATTAGATGCGGTGATTAGCGATTGTATTCTCCGCATTGAGTACTTCTTAAAAAGATTTAATAAGTATAATGATAAGTAGGTGATAATTACTTAGTAAATATCTTTAGAAAGACTTTTAATAAGTTATTTAAGAAGTATGTTAAGAATTCAAAAGTTAGATGGGAAATTGATTTTTAGCTAAGGAAGGTTTTAAGCATGTAGTGGTTTTAAGAGATTAAAGAGATTTTGGATAAGAGTGAGTTTTTACGAACTCTCTTGAGAGCGTTAGCTCGAAAGTAAAGGCTTTCGAAAAGCTTTTTTCTACGAGCTTTTCTTACATCAGTAAGAAAAGCGAGTAAGACAACGTTACAATTCAATAATGTATTGATTAATATATCATATTGATTAATTGTAAATATATAGAGACCATTTTGACCGTTAGGGAAATATGGTCATTGGGCAGAGGGTATAGGTTTTTTATTCCTTTTGAAAAGAGTTTTAAAAGATATTTAGAAAGTTAATATCCGATTTGGCGGTTTTGAGGCGAAGGTACGAGCCGAGAAACTAAAACAGTTAGGGCAAATAATTTTGTTAAGAATGTAAGATACTTGACATCTATCTAAAAATATGGTATACTTATTGTATGAAGGTGAGAAAGATATGAAACTATTAGAAGACATTTTAGCATTGATTGTAGGCTTCTTAGCTATTATAGTAGGTTTTTTAGTTGTTATCTTTTTAGCTATTAGTGCAATAGTCTTAAATATTTTTACAGTTCTAAAAAAGGAAACATATGAAAATTAAATGGGGTTGGAAACCAGACTTACCGGATAATCGAGATTATCTTTATAAAACAATCCAGCCAAAAATATCTTTACCTAAGAAGATAGATTTACGTTCTTCTTGTTCTAAAGTAGAAAATCAAGAAGATATAGGGTCTTGTACAGCAAATGCTATCGTAGGTGGATTAGAATATTTAGAAATTATGAATCATACAAATTTTTATGATATATCTCGTCTTTTTATTTATTATAATGAAAGAGTTCTCGAAGGTTCAGTACAGGAAGATTCTGGAGCAATGATAAGAGATGGAATAAAAACTTTAGTAAGATGGGGATATTGTTCAGAAGAATTATGTCCATATATTACAAAAGATTTTACACAACGTCCGTCGACAAAAGCATATAAAGAAGCTAAGAAACATATTATAACTTCTTATCATTCTGTAGCAAATTTAAATGAAATGTTAAAATGCTTGGCAGAAGGCTATCCGGTGATATTTGGAATTACAGTCTATGACGGATTTATGACACAGACAGTAATGAAATCTGGAACAGTAAATATGCCAAAACCAAATGAATCTCCGGCAGGAGGTCATGCAATTTTAGCAGTAGGATATGACCAAGATAAAAAGAGAATAATCTTTAGAAATTCATGGGGGGAAAGTTATGGCGATAAAGGATACGGAACTCTCCCATATGAATATTTAAATAAATTAGCATCAGACTTCTGGACGATTCGTAAAAAGTAAAGGATTAATACATGAACGATGGACGTAACAAATTCTTCCGTTTTTTAGATTTAGATAAAAACGATAAAAAACTGTTAAAGAATTATATAGAGATAAAAAATAATATGCTAAGAGATAAAGTTGAAGATTATTTTAACGGAAGAATAACAAAAGAAGAATAAAAAATTGCGGAGCAGACCATCGGAAGGTTGCTTGGCTCATAACCAAGAGATAGCGAGTTCGACTCTCGCCTCCGCTACCAAATGGGGCAAGGTTAAAGGCATGAACACTTAGTTCACTTAAACCGTAACCCACTACCCCATTCCATGTTAAGAAAATAAATATGTAAATTACTTGCAATCTAGGTAAAGATGTGGTATACTTATAGTATAAGATATAATAGGGGGAATAATATGTCTATTGACTTTTTTATTGTTAACATTAATGAATTACAAGAGATGGAATATTATTTATCTTTTATATATAGTTTGGGATAAAATTTAACCGAACCGAGAAATCGGTTCTTTTTTCATAACCAAAAGAAAAACGTATGGAAGAATCTAAAGAAAAATATTTGTATCAGGGCGTGGGATTAGGTAGATACGAAAAAATTCATGGACAAAAGAAGTTTGACGAGTACTGTAGTATCTACCATATAACACAATTCTCCGACCTACAACTGCTAGAAGAATTAATTTATCGTGAAATAACTCAGGAAAGATTTAAGATAGAAATAGAAGAGAAAAAAGCCTCTACAGAAAAAAAGAATAAAACATTATCCGACGAGAACCAAAAAGAAATAAGTGTTCCTAAATATGTTGTTGAAGCGATGAATGCTAACTTAGAGCAGGTACTTGTACTTAAAGAAAAATTAGGACTCCTGAATAATCAGGAAGGTGATGATGGGTTTAAATATATACAACAATTAGAAGCCAAGTTTAAAAATTGGTGTCAAGAAAATCAAGATAGAACTTTTAGTTGCCCTCACTGTTCAAAGATGATTTTGCTTTATATGAAAAGCGAATATTGGGAAACAATGAAGCATCCCTTCTTTGAATCAAAAGTACTCGGTAATAAAAAACTGTGGGAATTATATAAAACAAACAAACTAACATTAAAAGAAATTGCTGAAGTATTGGGTTGTTCAGAAAAATATATAGCATGGCTTGAGAATAAAATTTATTTAAGAAAGAAAGAATGATAACAGAGAAGCTTACAGAAAAAGAACTTTTGTTCATGCAAAACTGGCATACCCCTATTGCAATGAGCGAGTGTCTTTTTAGTTGTCTTGATAATCTTAGTGAGTTTAAAGAGAATCTTAGTTTATTGAGAATGTATCAATATCCGATGTTATCGTCAGAACCTTTTATAGATTTCGAAGTCAAAGGTCTTTCCCCCAAAGAATGTTTTGAACTTCGAAAAGGGGCTGGAGATTTATATAATTACGGCGGAAGAAAATTTGGTAAATCTCTCGTAACTGAAAAAGTAGATATATGCTTATCTATGTTACACGACGCAAATAGTTGGTGTGGATTTAGTTCTGCCGACGCAATCCACCTTCAGGATATATTAGACGTTGTAACGAGAGCTATTTCATTTAATCCGATTTTGCATATGTACAAAAGAAGATTCAGAGCTTCCCCAAAATATGAGTTGGAAGCAAAGAATGGCTGGTTGCTTCAAGGAATTAATATGAATGTCGCATCGAAAGATGCTGGCAGACAATGGTTCGGTAAACATGTTCGTAAACTATGGATTGAAGAAGCATCTTTAGAGACTGACAAAGCTTATGACAAAAGAAAAGATTCTTTGTCGGAACTCGGTGCGGTACTTAGACTTAGTGGTATGACAAATTTTACAAGATTTACACCAGCAGGAAAATCATTCTACAATCCAGAAGATAAAAATAAAATATTAAATTTGCCTCAATCAGTTAATCCAACATTTGATGATAAAGAAGAAAAGAATAGACAAAAAGAATACGGCGGTACTGATTCGCTTAATTATAGAATATTTGTTAACGGTGAGGTTTGCGAAGACGGAATATCAGAGTTTGATATTTCTCGTATAGAACCTTATATAGACAGCAAAACAGAATTAAAAGTTTTTGAAATTAAAAAAGAATCTTTCACATACTTTAAAAATTTGATTGTAGTTGAAAGACCTAAAAATGCTGACAGAATATTTATAGCAAGTGATATAGGAGATGGTGCTGGTGGAAGCGAACTTGTAATTTTAAGTGAAGTAGGAAATAAATATCATTATCTATATAGAATTGCACTATATTCATTAAAAGACGAAGAACAATTTGAAATATTCGATTGGTTAATCCAGAAACTACAAGCAAACGTAATTGGGTTGGATTGTGGAGATGGAACTGGTCGAGCAATATATCGTCGTCTTGAAAAGAAATATCCAAAAAATAGTTTAGTATATTATTCAGGTCAAGAAAAAATTGGTGTTGATTGGAAGAAAGACGATAACGGTAAAGTAATATTAGAAAATGGAAAACCAATACCACTTGATGAATTTATGTCAGAGTGGGGCGTTAGGCATTTAAAAAGTCTTTTGTATGAAGGCAGAATATTAATGCCAAACGATTTCAAATTAGAGAAACAAATAAACAGTGTAATTGCCCGAACAGTCGGCAGTAGAACGGTCTATGCTTGCGTATCAGAAGACGGCGACCACGTGTTTGACGCTTTTAAAGTTTTTGCGATAGCAGTTTGGACAAAGAAAGATTTCAACTCCACCCCAAAATTAGGAATAAGTAATGGTGGATTAGGTGCGATGAATTTCGAAACTAAAACCGTAAATTCTGTTGATAAATTAATAATAGAGTCAGCAATTTTAAATCGAAAATTAATTAAGTGTTCTAAAGAAGAATATAATAAATATGTAGCAAATTATCTAAATGCTAAATGGATGGAAAACGATAGTCGAGGAGATGTAGAAAACGCTGGATGGATTAATAAAGAAATTAGAAGATTAGCAATTTTATTTCAAGGATAAATTATGATTAATATAAAAAAATCTCAAAATGCCGATTCAAGAACTGCTACTAAAAAAGTTACAAAAGAATCTTTGTTAGCAGATTCAAAACAACATATTGATGACGTACAAAAAGCAATGCAATGGATGGCTTATAATATCATTTATTCTGCATTAAACCATGACCATACAAAATTAGAAAATATAAATGAATTTTATAAAGATTTTTCTACAACTCAAGAAAATAAAGATTTAACAGATAGTTTTAAAAAGATGCATTGGTTTAAAGATATTCATTTATCAGAACGTCATCATCTTACAGATAGAGTTCCAGATGATGTAAATTTATTTGATGTACTTGAAAGAGTGGCAGATATAGTTATGGCAGGAATGGCAAGGTCTGGAAAAATATACGACGAAGTACTTGACACAAAAATTTTAGAAAAAGCTTATAAAAATACTATAGAATTATTGAAGAAGAATGTTAAAGTAATTGAAGAAAAAGAATAATGAATATAGATATAATAATTAAAGGATTAATACTACAAGGTTATAAAGAAATTGATTCTAAAGAAACTTATAAAATTTTAGAAAAAGAAAATTATAAAATACAAATTTATTTTAATAAAGCAACGAATCCGATATACGTAATAACTGATGAGAATGAGGAAAAATGAATAAGAACAAAGAAAATCCAAATTGGAAAGGCGGTATAACACAAAAAGAATATTTTTGTATAGACTGCCAGAAAAAGATTCATTTTTCAACTGCTTTATATCGTAGTGGTAGATGTCATTCTTGTGGACTAAAACAATATCATGCAGACCATCCAGATTGTTATAAAGGCAAAAATGCTCCTGGTTATAAACATGGTAAATGTTGTGGAGAAAAATATTGTATTGATTGTGATATGAAAATAAACAATCGTGCGACCAGATGTCGTGTTTGCAATGCTAAGAATATTGCTAAAAATAGACAAAAGTTAACAGGTAAAAATAATCCTAATTACAAAACAGGACAATGTTTAAAACAATACTATTGTAAAGATTGCGGAAAAAAAATTAGTTTACTAAATGGATTATACGGTACAGAATTATGTCATTCTTGTAGTACCAAAATACGATTAGCGAATCCAGAAAACCATCCTTCTTATGTTGACGGACGTAGTTTTCTTCCTTATACTAAAGAATTTAACGAATCTTTAAAAGAAGCCATTCGACAACGAGATAATCATATTTGTCAAAAGTGTGGTATAGCAGAAGTTGATTATAAAGTTTTACGTGGTCGTGTTTTAGATGTTCATCATATTGATTACAATAAACAAAATTGTAAAGAAGAAAATCTTATTAGTTTATGTAATACTTGTAATATTAAAGTTAATTATAATCGGGAAAATTGGATAAAATTATTTCAAAATTTAATTCAAAAAAATTTATTGTGCAATTAATTAAAGGAGACTAAAAGTGGATTCAAGCATGATTATGACGTATATATTATCGCTCCTCCTCCGGAAAATCGTAGTTCCGGCAGATTTCCACAATCAATGTGAGGTAGTAGCGAGTATGTTTCGTAATGATATGACAGGGTTGGTTGATGTGCTTACCGATTTTGCAGTGCAATCTGCTTCAGTTTCTTACCGTATCGAAGCTGAGAATGACCAACTTGATGAAGTATTAAATAATTGGCTCAATACCATTAATGCTCCCTATGGAACAATTCCAATGGGTATTAAAGCATTAGCAAAAGAGTATATGCAGGAGAGGTGGAAATACTCTTCATTCTGTGTTCTTCAGATAGCTCATTGGAAAAAAGACCCTACTACAAATCTTCTTCTTCCTGACCAAATGATTTTTGTAGATGGTGGTTCAATTCATGCTTTAGAAAAAGATAAAAACACTGATGTTCTTACAGTAGATTCATGGTCTTATTATATAGGTAAAGATTCTGAGAATAAAATTACGCCAGGCACTCATATAGTTAATCGTCCTTATTGTAGATGGTTTGATAAATATCCTATTCCTTATACAATTAAGCGTGGTGTTTATTATAATTATAAAATTATAGAATCGTTAAAGAAAAAAGAAATAGAAGTTCTTGACCAGATTATTCCTTATATGCTATTAGTGCAGAAAGGTACTGAAGGTCTTGCTTTAAATCAACAGAAGACTTATTCACAACCTGAATTACAAGAAGTTGTAAATCAATTCCAACAGTTGTATGAGAATCTTCGTGTAATGCATTTGGATGATAAACAGGTTAAGACACCGATGAGAGTTACAAATTTTGATGAAGAGATAAAACATTTAATTCCAGATTTAAAGACATTATTTCAGGCAGAACTCTTCGAACAAGCCGAAAGAAATATTCTTTCAGGTCTTGGTTTTATAGATATAGTTCAGGGCGTAGTTTCTAATCGTCGAGAATCTGTCCTAAATCCTAAAGCGTTTATTCAAGAAATTAATTCAGCTATTGAAGATTTTAAGCATATTTTAAATACCCTTCTTTATCTTATTGCCGAGAAAAACGATTCGCACATTAAATATAACGCATCAAAATTATATATATCATCTTCCCCAGTTCGTTCTTTTATGACTGACGAATTTAAAGAGAAATTAAGAACTCTTTATGATAGAGGTTTGTTATCTAAGAGAACTTTTGTAGAATTAGTTGGTGAAGGAGATTATGAAACCGAGAAATTCCGAAGAGAAAAAGAAGAAAAATCTGGTGATTCAATTACAATGTATCCTCCTATTACTCAAAATCAAGAAGGAAAAGGAATAGATATACAAGGAACAAATACAGAGGTTATTCCTCCAACAGCTACTAATAAAGATGGCAAAGAAACTCTTCAAGACCGAACAGGAACAGAAACACAGAATTGGAATTATAGTGCATTTGAAGAAGAAGATAATGATGTAATTACAGCAGAGATAGTTAATTTTGATTCAGATGAATTAGAATTAGCAAGAAAATCAGGAGTAAGAATTACAGAAAATTATCTTCGCTATCGTCAAAAAGACCCGAAACAATTTGATGATAAATCTTTTAGAACAATAGTTCTTTCACCTTCAAAACACATTAAAGCAATTATAGGGAAAATAAAAGGTCAAAAGACAACAACAATACAATCTTATTTATTCGATAAAAATACTTGGAAACAATCAGAAGCAAAAACATGGGTCGGAGAAAATCATCCAGCATATGCCAAGACTGCTTCAGAGAATGATTTAGTTACTGCACCATACACAAGTTTAAATTCACTACCTCCTGCTATAAAGAAAATGTCAGAAGAGAAACAAAAAGTTTTTCGGGGAGCATTTAATGGAGCGTTTAGATATATGATGGCTAAAGGAAAACCTATTAAAGCAGTTGAACAATATGCCTTTCGGGTTGCGTATAGTGCAGTACGAAAATCAGGATTAGCAAAAAGCAATCTTTCTCTTTGGGAACGTTTGGCAGGAAAATTCAAAGGTAAAAAATAATGACTAAACAAGAACTTATTCGTCAGATTCGTAAAATGATTACAGCAGAATACGGAGCAATTGCCGATTATACAACCCTTGCTGAACAATGTGATGATGAACTTGCAAAGAAAGTTTTAATATCTATAGCGAATGAAGAACGTGTACATGCTGGAGAATTTATTTCTTTATTAATTATGTTAGACCCCGAAGAAGAGAAATATTATACTAAAGGTTCTGAAGAAGTAGATAAATTATAAATATGAATAAATATCGTAAAGAATATTCAAAACAATATGAAATAATGCACAAAGGTCATTGTACCGATTGTGGAGAGAACATATGTAGAAAAACAGCAAGATTTGGTGGAGGAAGATGTCCTTCTTGTGCTACAAAACATGCTTTTAAAGAAAATCCACAATTGATAATCGATATTAAAAATAGAGCAATAAAAAGATTATCTAAACCAGAAAATAACGGTATGTATGGTAAACATCATACGAAAGAAACCAAACAACAAATAAGTGAAAAACATATTGGTAAAAATATTGGCGAAGATAACCCCAATTGGCAAGGCGGTATTTGGAATAATCTCTATTCGATAGAATTTAACGATAATTTAAAAGAACAAATAAGAGACCGAGACCATCACGAATGTCAATATTGTTTCAAAATTGAAGACCAACAAATAAAAGAAATTAATAAAAAATTATCGATTCATCATATAGATTATAGTAAAAATAATTGCAAAGAAGAAAATTTAATTACTCTTTGTAATAAATGTAATTGTTTAGCAAATTATAATAGAGACTATTGGTTTGCTTATTTTAGTAAAGTAATGGAGGCTTTATATTTATGCCAGAAATAAAAGAAGAATTTATAACTTCTATACAATGTCAAGAATTTTTAACTGATTATGAAGAATCCGTTTCTCTTCAATTATTAGAAGAAGGTTCGAAAGAAGAGAATGAATTATTTCAAATCGCTAAAGCAAGAGGGATACTTCTTCAAGATAGTAGAGACCTTGCTGGCATAAAAATGGTATATACTTTTGCTGATAAAGCTAACGGAAATCGTGCTCGATTACCTAAGAAGATTCTTCTACGTGCATTACCTGGAATTTGTGGAAAAAGTATCGACATTGACCACAATAGGTCAAGAGTTATAGGGTATTATATTGATTATAAATATATAGTAAAAGATGAATCAGTAATAGCATATGGCATTATATTTAAATCAAATTTTGCAGACGAATGGAAACAAGCTCAAGCATTATTTAGAGCAGGAAAATTAACATGTAGTTACGAAATCTGGTGTGCCAAGAATAAACGTAAATATTTGAGCGATGGCACATATCTATTAACAGAAATGGAAATAGCTGGTGGAGCAATTTTATTTAAAACTAAACCAGCATTTGCTGATGCTCATGTTCTTGAGATGGCAAAAATTAACGAAGAAGATATGGTATACGCTTCTAAACATTTTCACCCTTGTGAAGAAATGATTATTCATGGCGAAACAATTTGTCGTAAATGCGGTAAATGCCAAGAACCAGAAGAAGCAAAAATTATCGGAGAACCGATTAATGTACAACTTCCTTCTCCTATAACAGTATCAGGTAAAGATAGTGTAGGAACTAAACCAGTATTGGTCGCTCCTTTTGCAATATCTGATAAAGAGAAACCAGAGAATAAAGATGTAGTTGGTGTTAAACCAAGAAATAATCCTCCTCATTCAGTAGCGTCTATGGATAAGGAAGTAGAATGTCCTAAATGTGCTTATAAAGGTATACCTAATAAGAAAGTTGTTGGAGATGGTACAAATACTTATACGTATGCTTGTATGAAATGCGGTGGTTTATTAGATAATATTTCAACTCCTTTTTCATCAGTAAAATGTGCGAATTGTTCTTACATAATTGATAAACCTTTTGTTACAGCAAACGAAATTAAATGTCCAGAATGTAAAGCAATATTAAATGAAAAAGGTGAGACAAAATATCCTCCTCAACATATAGATTTTAAAATGTCTTGTCCAGCATGTTCATCTCGTAATTGGAGAATTCTAAAATCAGATAATAAAAATGCTGATATAAAATGTATGTCTTGTCAAAGAGCTTATGTTATTAGTTATCAAGAAGACCCAAAAGCTACAGTAATGTCTAATTTACATTTTCTACATATAGGAACGGCACCTTGTGCACAATGTGGTCATAGAGTAGGTTATGCAGGTACTTCTAAGAATAATAAATACGAAGTATCATGTGGCGAATGTAATTTAAGATTTAGTCATGACATTACTAATGAAATGGTTCGTAGAATTTCTTCTATTAACGAAATGACAAAAGCCGATTATGAAACTAAATATGGAGCACCGACAGACCTTAATACAGTAACAACTCCAAGAGTTAATTCAGACCCAACTGTGATTAATAAGATAGATAATTATGTTCATAAAGCTGGTTTAGTAGAATTTAACTATCCACTTTCAAATGGTGGAGAAATCGTACTTGAAGGGAAAATAATAAACGAAAATCCTTCAGGTCTTAATTTATATAATTTAGAAGTAGCTGGCATAGAAGGTATTTTTATAGTCAGTGAAAAAGAACTAATCTCGACAGCAGACGAGTTAATAGATAAATCTGCTAATATAATAGAAACAGAAGGAGAAAAAGACATGGAAAAGAAAGATGTAAAGCCGTCTGCCGAGATAGAATCTCCTGTCGAGGCATCAATTGACGATAGTTATGAAGATGGATTCGAAGTAGCAAAGAAACTAACATATGAGCAAAGACAAAGCTTATCAGATAAGGATTTTGCAGTTGTTATTCATAAAGATGGAAAAACAATTCGTAAATATCCTATAAAAGACCCTGCACATGTGCGTAATGCATTGTCTCGTCTTGGACAAGAAGCTCCGAAAGCTGGATTAAAATCATTAGGAGTTTCTCCTGAATCAGTAAGAGCAAAAGTTCTTCGTAGAGCAAAAGAACTTAATATGCATATGAATATGAATAAAGCCGATGCAGACTCTTATGATACAGATGTTATGGATGATAAAAATGCTGAAAAAGTAGCAGAAAAACTTATAAAATCTCATGATGATGCTTTATTCTTACAGGATAAAACACTTAAAGAACAAAAGATGGCAGAAGAAGAAGAGAAATTAGAAACTATTAAAGAGGAAAAAGAAGAAACAAAAGAAAATAAAAACAAAGCCTCTGATGAGCCTACTTCGATATTAGGAGTAAGAGGAAGTAAAGAAAAAGCCGACTTGAAAGGAGGCAAACCAGATATGAATAGAAATATTGCAAATACCGAAAATGCTGACCTTAAAAAGCCGGTGAAAGATGAAAAACATACCGATGTAGCTGATTTAAAAACTGGCAAACCCGACATAGATAGGACAGTAGCGGATTTGAAGAGCGGTAAACCAGATATGGATAGAACAGTTGCAGACCTAAAATCAGGTAAGCCTGACATTGATAGAACTGTTGCAGATTTAAAGACAGGAAAACCCGATATGGATAGAACTGTAGCTGACTTGAAAACTGGTAAACCCGATATGAATCGTAATATAGCTGAATTAAAAGGATACCAAGTTCCATTGCCAGGTGATGATTCTGATAAACTTGCTGAAAAATTAGCTCAAGCAAAAGCTTGTATCGCTCGTCATGTTGCATCTGTCAAAAAAGCTCATAAGAAACTTCAAGAAGCCAGAAAAATATCAAAAGAAAAAGCTTGTGAAATGCATAGAGAAATGGCTTCTCAGATTGAATTTTATAAAGTTAATGCTGAAGAAATAGGAAAGCGTCAGAGAGAAGTTGGTCTTGAAATAGCAAGCAAAATATCTGATAGAGATATATTAGATAATACAAAATTTGCAGATTTGAAATTAGAAAAAGCAAATCTTGAAGTTGCGACAAAAGGTAAAGTTATTGGTTCTAAATCCGAAGAAGCTGGCGACCCTAACAAAGACGTTAGAGCAGAAATAGACGCTAAAGCATTTGGAAGAAAAGCAAGAAAGACTTAATAGAAGATACGGTAATAAAAAGATATAGTAAAAAATATAAATAAGTCAATAAAGATACGGATTTATTTATAAGAAAAAAAAATAAATAGTAATAGGAGATTTAAAATGGATAGAGATATGGTATTAGAGATAGCGTCCTTAATAGGACAGCCGATTAACATCCAGCTTCCAGTTCCAGTGGAACTACAGGCAATTGCAGATACTTTCGTTGCGAAGCCTGGAGAGAAGATATGGAAGTTTAACGCTTTGGAACAGTACGCTGATGTTATTCTTGATGTAGACGTAAGCACCGGAGCAATCGTACCCAAAAAGAGAGACCCACTCGGAATCGTAGAGATAACGTTTAAGGGTTTGAACTCGAAGTTGGAATATGTGTTGCTTGACGCTGTATTGGCATCACCTGATACAGACATCCTCTCAAGACGTAAAGAATCCATCACACGTGGTATGGATAAGAGAGAGATGAAGATTATATTGGATGCAATCGTAGCTGGCACTGCAACTTATATGCCAGGTGCGGAACTGCCCTTCGCTTATGCGAAGACAGGTGCGGATTTGTACGATGTGCTCATAGGTATGAAACACGCCCTTGAGGATTATGGTACAGATTATGTTCTATTGGCTGGTTCAAGAGTAAAAGAAGCCATCGACCTTTATGATAAGTCGAATGTACAGGCTTTCAGATATAATGTAACTCTACCTGCGAAGCTGAAAGAGCTTGGCATAGAAGTTATAAAGATATACGGAAAAGTTTCCGTTGATGCTACAGATACAGAAGCCACTGCTTATATGTTAGACCCATTTAAGTGTATAATGGTTGCTAAAGATTCAAGAATAGCAGAAGGCAAGCCGATTAAGTTCGTTAGAAGGCAGATTACGCCTGAGATAGCAAAGTTGATGGGTGCGGAAGTCAATGAAGCTCAGAGAGCTATCGTTGTTAATCCAGTACCTGTAAACGTTGGTGGAACAAATACTTTAGCCTACGGTGTCTTTGGCTACGAATCGATAATTTTCGCCATAACCAACACCAAAGCTATATGTTCAGCAGATTTAACAGGTGTAGTCGTTGCGGATAGTAATATTCCTACGAACTAAACTTGATTACAGTTTAAAAGAGAGGGGTATATTCCCCTCTCCCAAAAAGGTAAGATAAAATGCATAAATGTAAGTGTGGTAAAAAACTTAGTGCAAAACATGTAAAATTATGTCGTAAATGCTATATTATTGAAGCGACACATGAAATAAATTATTGCATTTGTGGTCAAAAAATTGATAGACGAGCAAAATATTGCCGAGAATGTTTTCAACAAGGTAAATTAAATCATCAATTTGGTAAATCTGGAAAATTAAGTCCTGTTTGGCAAGGTGGATTAGAATCTCGTAAAAAATTTTGTATTGATTGTAAAAAAGAATTAAATAATAATGCTTGTTATAAAAATCATGGAGATGAAAAACCTAACACCCGTTGTAAATCCTGTGCTCGTAAAGAAGAATATAAGAATCCAGAGAATCATCCTCAATGGTTAGGTGGCTTGAGCAGATTTCCCTATACTATTGAGTTTAATAAACAGCTCAAGGATTTAATTCGTGATAGAGATAATCATAAATGCCAAAAATGTGGTAAGAATGAAGAACAAGAACTTAAAGATTTAGATAAGGTTTTATCAATTCATCATATAGATTATTGTAAAGAGAATTGTTTACCCGAAAATCTAATTTCTCTTTGCAGTAAATGTAATACAGAAGTAAATGCTAATAGAGATTATTGGTATTCTTATTTTACTGAACTTATAACTATAGGAGTATAGTAATGTTGATTTGTAAGGAAGGCTATACACAAAAAGAACAAAGAATAATTGAGAATATTTTATTTGAAACGGTTGACCTTATGGGTGATTTTTATTTAACAAAAGATAATGTGAGAATTTATTTAAGAGATAATATTGACGTTCTTTTAGATTGTTTAAATAAAGGAGATGGTTGGGCATACGACGAAGAAAATTTAAATGGTATGGGGTTTGTTACTGGTTGGTCGGACAATTCTCCTCGTAAATATGTGAAACTACTTACAAATGATGAACATCTTGCTGACAGACTTTTGAAAATAATATTGTGGAACGTTAAAAGTGATTTATGGATTAAGATTAAGAAAAATAATAAACTACTTAAAGTTATTCAAAAGAACGGATTTTTATTTAAAGGTGATAGGGGAAGCGAATTATTGCTCTATCGAACTTATATTTATCGACCAGAACGAATTATTTCTAAAGAAGAGGAAGACTAAAATGATACTAGAAGACATAAGGACTAAAATATATTCATTAGTGGAAGACTTTTCTAAAACCGGTACGGAGTTATTTACTTTCTCTGTCAGTAATATCTTTACAATTGCAGAACAAAATATAACCATTAATAATGTATTACAAAATGGAATAATTTTAGAACCCAGTTTATATTCCTTTGATTCTACTACTAATGAAATTACAGTTACAAATCAATCAGGTATTAATTCTCTTCTTTCAGGAGACATAATTCAAATAAATTATAATTATCATCAATATACCGACGATGAAATGAATGGTTATATTCGTGCATCAGCATGTTGGTATTCAGTTTATTCTCATAATAATTTACAATTTGAAATAGATAATGATGTAGACACAATTGAACCAACTCCGACCGCACAAGAAGCAGATTTGATTGCTTTAATTGCTTCTATAATTTTAAAACCGGATTACACATCGTACAGATTACCGAACCTCACCGTTACATATAGAAGAGAGATTCCGAAGTATGAAAGAATAGAAAAATTAATTGCGAAATGGGAGATGGGCGTTGGAATCACAGACACCCTCCAATTTAATATATATATTTATTAATATAAGGAGAATTTATGCAAAGTATACCTGTTAATATGAACATTGTAATATTACGAAAATGTTCTAAAACTTATGAATTAAAATTTACTAAATCTAATGCTCCTATTAATATTACAGGATGGTCTGTTATATTTATGGCTAAAGAACAATTAGTAGACCCTGACAGTAGTGCAGTTATTTATAAATTATATCAGACAGCAGATTTTATTCAACCTACCAATGGTAGAATGTTAATTCAACTTACTGCCGAAGATACTAATATTCCTTGTCAAAATTATTATTATGCAGTAAAATTTATAACCGATTCTACTCCTCCAGATGAGGGTGTTATTTGGAACGGTAGATTATCAATACAAAATACAGTAATTCATGGAGTTTAACAATGGGTTATAATTGGGGTCAAAGTGATATACCTCTTCCAATATTAGAGTTTTTAAATGTATCTTTTATAGAGAAAGATTCTATAGAAGTTAAGTTTGGGGATTTATTTGGAAGCGAAACTATAAACATTAATTTTCAATCAATAGATATTATTCCAGTTGCTAAAGGTATGAAGGGTGATAAAGGTGATACTGGCGAACCTGGAACGACAATTGCTTCAGAGGTTACTACATATCAAACAGGAAAAACAGTTCAAGATGAATTAGACGATTTATATATTACAAAATTAACAGAATATAGCGAAATTAAAATAAAAGTATATACACAAGATACAGAACCTATTTTAGATAATACTAATGCAATTGCGATATGGATTAACACTTGTTTAGGATTAAATAGAATTTTTTTAATATTTAAAAGAGGAACAGCAGACCAAGTATCTGTAGAATTAACTGCATAAGAGAGGAGTATTTTATGGGGGGGGGGCAGTTATATGAAAGGACATCGAAAACAATCCAGTCAATCAGGGATTGTTCCTCCTACTTTAATAACTCCTGAATTTGAAGGACAAACTTATAGAGATACAGTAGGCAATAAAACATATATAGCACGAAGTTTAACAGAAGGTGATTGGGAAGAAATAAATGCTCAAGGTGTAAAAGGAGACAAAGGCGAGCAAGGAATTCAAGGCGAAACTGGTCTTCAAGGTGAGCAAGGATTGCCAGGAAATAATGGTTTAGATGGAGTCAATGGTATAAATGGAATAGATGGAAAAGACGGAATTGACGGTATTAATGGAGCGAATGGCAATGACGGACAACAGGGTATTCAAGGCGAACAAGGTTTAAAAGGCGATAAAGGAGATACAGGTAATCAAGGTATTTCTGGAACACCTGGTACAAATGCTTCAATACATACTAAAGTAGGTTATTTTACAAGTCCAAGTTCTATTGGTAATTATTCTGTAAGTGGATTAGGATTTAAACCAAAAGCAATACATTTTGTCGGACATAAGAACGATGGTATGCAAACTTGGTTTATGCAAAGTAATGGATTTGTCGATGAATTTTTAAATCAAAATGTGTCTTCTTTTTGTGGAAATTATAGCAATACATTTAGAGGAGATGCTAAACAAGATAGATGTATATATCTTTTTAATGCTTCAGGAGCTATTCAAGTAATGGCAACATTAGTTTCTATGAATGAAGATGGGTTTACATTAAATTTTACTAATATTAATACATTATTCGGAATAAGATGGATGTCAATCGGATAATATAAAAATTTAAAAAAGGAGAATTAATATGAGCAATTATTATTTGTACAAACCAGTTGCCTCTTATGCCAGTTTACCTGTTACTGGAAATTATGTAGGTAGAGGCTGTGTTACAATAGATACCAATAAAGTATATATTTGGAACGGTACTACATGGCAATATTTAGTTACCTTATTATATGAAAGCACAAATATTGTTCTAAAATTTTGTTCAGGTGTAGAAACTGTTGGCGACCTACCTATGAGTGGAAACGTTCAAGGTGATGCAAGAATAGTAAATGCTACTGGAGATTTATGGGTATGGGATGGTTCTGATTGGATGAATCAAGGACAAGTAGTAGATTTGGATTGGGATTTAATTGAAGGAAGACCGTCTTCATCTGTTGCTGATATTGATAATGCGGTTGCCCAAAAACATGCTCATATAGAAGATGAAATACCTACTCAATTAAATTTAACTACTTTTCAAACAGCATTTAATTATCAATCAGGTTCATTAGAAGTTACTTTAAATGGATTAGAAGAAGAATATATTACTGAAGTGTCTCCAAATACCTTTGCATTTGAAATCGATATTTTAAGTGGAGATATCATCCAAGTCGAATACATCAAGGCATAAAAAAAGTAAGGATAAAATCGTGAAAATTAATTTAGCTTCTGTGATATATTTAGAACAATTAAATACTGTCAAGAGAATTCTTGATTTATTACAATTAAAATTTGGAAAAGAATCAGAAGAATTCGTTTATTTAAAGAAGATGCTTTTCGATTATTATTATTCTGATATTCAAAAATTATTTAAGAAATTAGAAGCAGAAGGATTAATTGTTCGTTGTAAAAATAAATGCTCGATTCGTCAGGGATACACAAAATGTGAATTTTGTAATGGTTCAGGATATACAAATATTTAACACTTTACTGAAACTTGTTTGACTTAATGTAGAAATTCTGGGTAAAGAATTTCAAATACTTGAAAATTTAAATTTGACACTTGACGAGATAAGAAGTACAAAAAGTCAAGAAAAGAGACTTAAAATGGCAAATCGAAATACAGCAATCAGAGGTATTCAGATTAAGGATAACGATGTTGATACTGCACAGTTGTCTGTTGGTGTTAATGCTTCATTAGTATTAGCTGACAGTGCTTATCAGTTACCTGTTGGTGGAATTCCTTATGCTGATTTAGCAGAAGGTGTTCAGGATTCGTTAGATTTAGCGGATACAGCTCTTCAGTCATTAGCATTTACTGCTTTGACAGATACTGCTGGTGCTTATTCAGGTCATGCTGGAGAAGCATTAAGAGTTAATGTTGGAATGAGTGCATTGGAGTATTATGTTATTACCGATAACACTGGTGTATTAGAGTCAGCAGTTGCGGTAGAAGTTCCTGTTGTAAGTGCAAAAGTAGAATATACTATGACTACTCTTGCTGTTGTAAATTCTGTTGAAGTTTATCTCAACGGTCTTTTACAGGAAGAGGGTTCTGGTAAAGATTATGTTGCTACAGAAGCTGGCGGATTTACAGTTATTACTTTCGCCGAAGCAACAGCAGTTGGTGATATAGTTGTTATTCATTCTATCACAAAAGCTTAAACAATTAAATTTGAAAATAATAAATTGAAATATGAACCTTGATGGATAAGAAATAAAAAAATAGAATCAAGGAGAAATAAAATGAACAGAAATACTGCCATACGTGGTATTCAAATCAAAGATGGTGATGTCGGTTTAGACCAGTTGACATCAGCGATTGGCATTTCATTAGGATTAGCTGATTCTGCTTATCAGAAACCTGGTAGCGGTATTACAACTGCTGATTTAGATGCAGGTGTAGTTAGCTCATTGGGTAAAGCTGATAGTGCGTTACAGGAATTAGCATTTATTGGTTTAACAGATGCTCCTTCTACATATGCTGACGCATCTCTTAAAGGTGTAAGAGTTACTGCTGGTGCAGATGGCTTAGAGTTTTATACCATTACAGATGCGGTTGGTATTTTAGAAAGTGCGTTCAAAGTTGAAGATTTAACAGGTAGTTCAGATACTACCCCTGCACCTCTTACAGATACTCCTGTAGCGAATTCAGTTCAGGTATATCTTAGAGGTCTGTTGCAAGAGGAAGGTTCCGCAAAAGATTATACGATTAGTGGTAAGCAGATTACTTTTGCAGAGGCAACTGAGGCAGATGATATAATTGTTGTGCATTATATTGCACAAGCTTAAAAGTTAATTAAAAAACCCAAAACATACATTAAGTTATATAGAAAAAAGGGGGGAGTACAACTCCTCCCCCAAATAAAACTAAAATAAGGAGAAATACAATGTCTAAGTTAAGAGGTAAGGCAATCGCAAATCTTCCTGAAGAGAAAAAAGAAAAGATGCAAAAAACATTAGATAAAATGGTTGAACGTCGAGTAGAAGATTCTCGAAATTTAAGAAAAGTTATAGAAGACAAACTTGTTTGGGCAAAAGCTGAAAAGAAAAAAGGTTTAGAAGTATTAGATAAACAATATGCTCAAATTAAAGACAATAAGGAAACCCTTTTAAAATTAGACGGAATAATCTTAGTATTAATACAACTTTTAGAACCAGAAAAACCAGAAGAAAAGAAAGAATAATATGTCTCTTAAACTTTTAAATTTAGGATTAAATAATAATAGTATTGCAAAAATTCCTATATATAATAATACATTTACTTTTGAAATTTCTCTTACAGTTAACACAACTGCTGGAAAAACTTTTACAATACCTACTAATAATGCTGGTGCTAGTTATTCTCATAATTTTGTAATAGATTGGGGAGACGGCGGAGCAGAAAGTAATATTACTTCTTATAATGATGCAGATAGAACTCATGTTTATACTTCTACTGGAACTTATCAAATTATTATGGCAGGATTATGCGAAGCATTTTCTTTTAACAATATTAATGAAAACAATAGTATATTAAAAATCACTAAAATGATTTCTTTTACAGGAGATATGGGATTTAAAAAATTAAGTTTTTATGGTTGTTCAAATCTTAATACGATTGTTCCTTTAGGTAATTTTGCTTCTTTAACATCTGCTGTGAATACATTTAGAAATTGTATCTCTATAACTTCTATACCAAGTGGAATGTTTGATAACTGTATAGCAGTTACTATTTTTGAAAGTATATTTATGGGGTGCAGTGCATTAACTGCTATAGTATCAGATTTATTTAAATATAATACAGCAGTTACTATTTTTAGTGGTATATTTAATGGGTGTAATAACATAAGTTTAATATCAATACCTAATGATATATTTAGATATAATATAGGGGTTAGAGAATTTAGTGGCATATTTGCATCTTGTATTAGAATAACATCGTTAAATGCTAATCTATTTCAATACAATACATTAGTTACGGATTTTAATAATGCGTTCTCTGGTTGTATTGGGTTGACAACCGTTCCCTCATTATTATTCAAATACAATACGGAGGCTACTACTTTTCTTAGTACATTCAGTGGTTGTAAGAAATTACAATTAAACGATACTATTTTTTATTCTATTGGAGATTCAGGAACAAGATTCTTAAATCAAAGTGTTGATTTTAATCAATGTTTTTATCGTAGTACATTTACCGGTACACAAGGAACAGCTCCTGACCTTTGGAACTGTAATTTCGGAACAGGAACGCCTACAAAAACTTCTTGTTTTGCAGGAGCAGGAAACAGTCTTACAAGTTTAGATAATTATGCTTCTATACCTAGTGCATGGGGAAGTACTAATTAATTTTAAAATATTATAAGGAGAAATAAAATGAAACGTAATACTCAATTAAGTGCAAGTCAGATAAAAGATATAATAATAAATTCTCAGACAGATAGTTATACATTAATTATAGGAGATGCAGATAAAATAATAGATATGAACAAATCTTCTGCAATGACTTTAACTATTCCTAAGAATTCTGCTGTTGCTTTTGGTATAGGAACCACAATTGCAGTAAGACAAAGTGGAGTAGGAGCAATAACTATAACTCCTATAGATGGTGATGTAACGGTTAATTCTGAAAATGGACTTGCAACTAATGGACAATATGCTATAATTTCTCTATTAAAAGTAGATACTAATACTTGGACAGTATGTAATGGATTATCCGAAGCAACACTTAAAACATATTTTGATACTCTTTATAAAGCGACTTTCGCTTACACAGCAGAAGATGTAGCAAATAAATCCACAAATGTTGTTACAGACGGTTCATCAGATACCAAATATCCTTCTGTAAAAGCTACAAAAGATTATGCAGATAATTTAGTTATTGGATTACTCGACTATCGAGGAGCTTTTAATGCTTCAGGTAATACTTATCCAGTAACAGGTGGTTCAGGTAGTGGAGAAACAATTTTAAAAGGAGATACATGGGCTATATCAGTAGCAGGTGTCTTAGACGGTATTCCTGTTACAGTAGGCGATGCTCTTATTGCTATAGTAGATAACCCTGACCAAACTCCTACTAATTGGAATATTTTAAATACTAATATAGGTTATGTTCCTGAAGACCAAGCAAATAAATCTACTGATGGAGCATTAACAGATAATTCTACTACAAAATATCCTTCGCAAAGTGCAGTAAAAACCTATGCTGATGGAAAAATATCCAAAACAACTGCTGGTGAAATTTTTGCAATGACAGACAAACCTACACCATTAGATGCTGATGTTACTTTAATAGAATCAGACGCAAATTCTAATGCTAAACGAAAACTTACATGGGCAAATATTAAAGCAACTCTTTTAACATATTTTTATGGATTTTTTCCGAAATCAGATGGTACAGTCAACCCCACCAATCTCATCTTTAATGGTAGTTTAGAGTGTCATTCGGCAGGAGTTACGGCAGCTCCTGATGGCTTTGCCAAAGGCGGTTCACCAACATTAGCTGTTGATACAGGTGATATTGGTTATGGTGCTGTTTCACAAAAGATTACATTAAATGCACCAGGTGAAGATATACATATTATCTTAACAGGATTAAAGGCATCAACCACATATTCAGTTTCTTATAGAACTAAAGTTACAGCAGGAGATACTTCAAGAGTTGCTACTACTGACGCAGCAGTTAATATGCCAGCTACAGATTCTACCTCTACAACTTGGGAAACTAAAATTGGAAAGTTTACGACTGATGCTTCAGGAACAAATGTAATATTATACTTCTATTCCCCAACTGCTGGAGATGTAATCTGGTTTGACGGTGCTATGTGTGTAGAAGGCTCATCTGCCTTTGCGTTTAGTGATAAGCCAGCTTCATTGTCAGCTCCAAGTTTCACAAATGGCATATCAATAAGTAATGTTCCAACTGTCCAATGGGGATTAGATTTAGTTGGAGTTGCTAATACTGTTATATTGGCTGATGATGGAACTTGCACTTTGTCAACTGGTGCTGGACTTATTTCAGTTACAGTTGCTGCTACTGGCTCTTGTGCATTGGTTATCGGTTTTAGTGGAGAACAAGCTATACTATGGCAAAATGGGGCTGATTTTACAACTACTTTGGGCACAGATAACAAAATAAATGTTGGTTGCTATGCAAGCTCTTATTACAGAGTTGAGAATAAAATGGGAACAAGTATTACTGCTGTTATAGCAACCATTAGATTGAAAGCTTCAGCTTAAAGGAGATATATGAAAGATAAAGGCGTAACTTGTATTGTAGTAGGTGCACAGACACCGTATATTCCTTGCGACCATGATAAAGGTATATTTTCTGGTGATAAGAATATGAAATGCGTAGAGTGCCAAGAAAAATATAAAGACCTGCGGAAATAGTATAAAGGGGATATATGTGCATAAGGAGTAAACTATAAAATATTATTCGATGGAACAATATAAGAAATAAATATTAAAAGAAAGTAAATATATGAAAACCGTTTTCAGAGACCATTCACAACCAATTAGATTATATCCTTCTATATCAAGCGATAATGACCCATACGAACACAACAAAACCGATATAGAATTAAATCCAATCACTATAAAAGCAATAGTAACTGATTTAGCATTTGAAAAAGTTACCTGGGCAATGCCAGGAATAGTTACCGACAATGCTAAACAAATTATCATCGAAGCAAGAAATCTTTCAATACTTCTTAATTCTTATAAAATACAAGTTGGAGAGGAATATTTTGAAGGATGGCGTATTTCAGGTCGTCTTCAATATAAATTAGAAGGAGAATCACCCTATCATTTTATCAGAGCATATATATATAGGAAATTAGTATAATGCATAAACATAATAAATGTATTGATTGTGGAACATTAATTTGGTCAAAATCGATAAGATGTAAATCTTGTTCTCATAAAGGTTCTTTAAATTCTATGTTTGGTAAAAAAAGACCAGAAAATAAAATAATACATGGAGGCAGTAATAATAATCAATTTATTCATGGATTAACTTGTCAAGATAAACATTATTATTGTAAATGCGGTAAAGAAACAAGTCATCAAACTGTTTTCGCTGGTAAAGGAAGATGTGCAGATTGTTTTCATAAAGAAATGCAAGGAAGAAAACATCCTCATTTCGGTAAAGTTCTTTTTCATGGTAAACGAATTTGGTATAAAGATAATTGTTTTCATTCACAATGGGAAGTTAATTTCGCTCAATTTTTAGACGACAATGATATTAAATGGATATACGAACCAAAAGCATTTGACTTAGGCGATACTACTTATACACCTGATTTTTATTTACCTGAAACCAATGAATATATAGAAATAAAAGGTTACTGGATAGATGATGCTAAATTTAAATTTGATTTAACGAAAATATTTTATCCAGAGATAAAAATACAATTAATAATGGAAAAAGATTTAAAAGAATTAGGAATTGCTATAAGAAAGTAAATTAATATGCAATTTTCCATAACAGCATCTATAACGCCCCAATTTGATTCTAAAATAATTTATCACGAAACTATTGAAAAAGACTGGATGATTTTTCAATCAGAAGCTTATTCTTTAGGTGAAAAAATGTTAGCGTATATGAGAAATTATATTGCCGATAATTCTAAAAGAAGTGGTAAAACTGGAAATTTAATACAAGCAATAAAATTATATGGTCAAGCAGGAGCAGGTACAGCACAAATTTGGTGGGGTATTGGGCACATTCCTGAATTAAATAGTATAGCAAAATATTGGACATTGCTAAATTTTGGTGGTATGTCTTGGGCAGGTTTAACTGGTAAAGCAGTACCAGGTTCTTTTGATGGACACGCCCCCGATTTTAATATGGCAGGAACAGGTGTTGGAAATGAAAGATTTACACACTCTCCTTATATTAAAAATGAACATGGTAAAGAAGGCAATTATTTTATGCACGTACATTCTCCAATAAAAGGAATTAACTACATCGAAAGTACTACATTAATGCTCGACAATGAATTACAAAATCTTATAAAAGTAATTAAATCAGGAGTTTAATAATGGCTATTTACAGAAGAACACGCAATATCGAGGCGAGTGTAATCGACTACATCATTGCTCAACTTGCATCTGCCTCATGGACAGGAATTGCAGTTGTTAAAGGATTTGAAGAAGCATATGGATTAAATCTTCCAGTAATTGCGGTAAGAAGCGAAAGTTCAGTTACTAATCATGGAGAATTGGGAGACAATGCTGAAGTAAGAGATTATCAAGTATTAATTAATCTGTTTAGTACGTCAGATGGACAAAGATTGGATTTAAAAGATTTTATAATAGATATTATGAAAGTCGGATGTCCTTATTATAAATATATAACTCAAAAATCTTCTGATGGTAGAAGTACAATTATACAATCAAAAACTGCTGAAGGAAGAATAAGAGTATTAAAAATTGGAGATACTTCAATTAAATTCGATACAGAAAAATCGAAATTAGAGACAATAGATAGATACAGACATCTTATCACACTTACCGTTAATCGAGGAAAGTTAGAATAAAATTAAGAGTGTAAAAAACTTGCAATCTATCATAAAATATGGTATAATAGTAGTATGAAGAAGAAAAAATATTATTTAAAAAATCATTGTATTGAATGTAATAAATTAATACATTATCAATCTACAAGATGTCGAAAATGTGCTAATAAACAATTATTAAAAATCGGACAAAGACGAGATAAACAAAATTATTATTGTATACAATGTAATAGTAAAATAAGTTGGTCTTCGGCGTTATATGGCACAGCGTTATGCCGTAGTTGTTGCAAAAATAAATTTCATATTACTATAGAACAATTATCTAAAGATTATATAGATGAAAATAAATCCATTGTTCAAATAGCAAAAGAATATAATTGTTCTAATGAAAATATATATGCTTGGTTATTAAAATTAGATATTCCAATTCGAACAAAAACTGAAAGTCATAAAGGTAAAAAACGTCCAGAACACAGTAAATTAATGATGGGGGAAAACAATCCCAATTTTAATAATTGGAGTTCTTTAGAACCTTATACTTTTGAATTTACAAACGATTTTAAGGACTCGATTAGAAACAGAGATAATTACAAATGTCAATACTGTGACAAAATACAAAAACAAGAACTTAAAGACAATAATAGAAAATTAAGTATACATCATATAGATTATAATAAAACAAACTGTAAAGAAGAAAATTTAGTTAGTTTATGCGATAAATGTCACTGCAAAAGCAATTTTAATAGAGACTTTTGGTTCGCTTATTTTACAGAAATAATAAATAAAATTTATCAGTTAATATAAGGAGAAAATAATATGCCAAATTCTTATTGGATACTTGGAGCGTCTTTAACGATATTACAAATACTTGGTATAATTATAACTGTTGCAGGATTTGTTAAAATTATCGCAAATGACCTCAAACATCTTACATTAGACGTTAAAGAAATTAAAAAATCACAAGAAAAAGAAGAAGAACGTATTGCAAAACTTGAAGTCGGGTTTGCAAGAGTAGATGAAAGAACAAAAAATCAAAGATTTAATCGAAAAATAAAAGCAATAAAGAAAAATAGATAAAGAATATGTAAGTAGCATTAGATAAAATGCTAATTGTAATAATTGTATGAAGTATTAGAAGTATATCTCTTGGTTTTTCTTAAAGGTGAAGAAAAATCTCCGAAAGAGAGATTGCCAAAGGAGGGCAAATAATATGATTCACAGTTCGTTTTATGCACCAAAATTAACGCCGGTTTTAGGTATAGGTGCGTCTGCTAATATAGACCGTGCCCAAGCCATAGACCCTGCTATCGCTCTTAATAGAGAGCGTGTTGATGAAATTGGTAGAGAAGATTTAGTTGGTTATTTGAACAAAACACCAAATGTTACTTATCGTTTAACACAGTTAGAATATGGTAATATAGAGTTTTGGCAGAAATTAATTAATGATGAAGTAAAAGGAAATGACGGAGAAGACGGAATAGTAATGAACGATTTCAAAACATCTATTTTCGATATTTCCGCTTATTTAACAAATGATGATGGAACATTCGAAGGTACATATTGGTATCCTAATTTAAGAACGAATTCATGGGGTCTTAATATAGGAGCACCAGAGACAAAGGCAGAAAGAACTTTTGACTTTATTGGAGAAGCTGGTGAAATTTTTAGAGGAGCAAATCAGTACATTATAAATAATCAAGAAATAGTTGGAAGCAGTGTTAGCGATGAATCTGTGGTAATAGATGTTTCGTCTTATATGCCTGTTGAACTTCCTGATAATACTGACAAATATATATTAAGAGTTGTTAGAGTTAGAGCAGGAGTGTCAACTATTCTATTAGATTTGAAAACTTCTATAGATTTAGGGCAGGTTACTTATGGTTCAGCAGGAATAATTACAGTTGACCATTGTTATACTTCCGATGTTATAAAATATTGGTATACATCTGCTACTTCACCAGAAGTATTTGTATTAAATGATACAGACATAGCTGGTATTTTAGGAGATTGCGTATCTATTTATTTGTACATACCCGCAACTGCTCATCCAGATGCTCAGGATTATCTTTATACATTGCAGAGTTGTAAAATTGATGTAAAATACACACGAGAGGATTTAAAAGAATTAGGTAATAAAAACGTAGTTCAGAGAGGCATTAGAGATAAGGCAGTAACCATTACATTAGGTAGAATTCTTGAAGAATTCACGATTGAAGAAGTTATGAGAGGGGCTGGCAATATTGGTCAAATAGATATAGAAAAATTTACAGATAACGCTACTCTTATCATAAAGATATTCTCTGATAATACAAAAACTCATTTCAAATATGGAATGAAAGCAACAAAACTCGCTCCTAAAGAAGTAAGAGGGGGCATCACAGTGAAAGAGTATGTCAAAGCCGAAAATCAGTTAGAGGGGCAAGAATTAACCATTAGTGCCGACCCTACGATTATAGGAATTTAATTTTTATTTACCCCCAGAGAGATTCTCTATTTAGCGATAGAGTTCTTTTTGGGTTATAGCAGTGGCGAAGGGAGACTTCAGCAAATAAAACTGAAGTTCTCCCTCCGCATTTCAAAATAATTTTATGTAAGGAAATGTAAGATGGAAACTAAAGAAATTTTTGAAATACTTGACAACCAAAGTAAAGTACTTGTCGGAGTGTTGTTAAAACGGATAGAATTGCTCGAAAAAGAAAATGCTTTAACCCCAAATTTATACAAGGCTTTGGTTAAAGAGCATTGTTATGAATGGATTAGAAATATAAAAACATTAATAAATGGAAGTGTGCAATTTAAGAGCAAAGACACAATAAAATAGTCTTTGCTATTTTTTATGTAACAATTAAACGTAAGGAGAATAAAATGGATAAGAATAAAAAAGAGATAGCACTTGAAGCGATGAAAGCTCTTAATGACCTCGAAGATACGATAAAGATGGAAAATTTAGTTAAAGATAATAAAATAGAATTTATTATTGAGAATAAAACTTATAGAGTTCGCAAACCTACTTTTACAGAACATCAAGAAATGGATACGGTTCGTCGTAAAAAATATTTAGAAATGATTAACGATGATAGTTATATGTTTAAAAATCAATGGATAACAAAATATCTTGCAAAAGGTATTAATATCGTTGAAAAAGAAAAAAGAATACTTTCTTTACAAGAAGACATCAAGAGCACATTACTTAGATTAGCCACTGCTGAATTGTCTAAAGATATAGAATCATTAAAGAAAGAAATTCATCGTTTGAGAGAAGAACAATTTGGCATTTCAATGGAAGTTACAGACCTTCTTTCTTACAGTATCGAAAACCAATCATTACTTTATGTGAATTCTTATACTACCTTTCTTGTTCTTGAAGAAAAAACAGATACTGATTGGAAGAGAGTTTATAGTAATTATGAAGAATTTAAGAAATCAGATTCAAAAGTTATTAACGAAGCTTTTTATTATCTTTCCTATTTGATATATTCCTATAACGAAAAGAAATAAAAATGAATATTGAACATTTACAAAAATTAGCTCGTTCCCATTATGCTCAAATATATTATAACAGAGCAAAAGAAATCGGAACTCTTCATTTATTTGAGAATGATAAAGATTTATCTAAAATACAAATTATGTATCTTTATTATTTAGAAATTTATGGAGTATTATTTAACGATTTAAATTTACAAGAAAAATACATATCAGAAGCAGTTATAGAGGATGATATACGTACCGAAGCTTATTTATTATATAGAAAAGAAAAAAGACTTAAAAAATCAGAAGATGAAACTCAGAAACATATCGATAGTAATTATGGAGAGGGAAGTATAGTTTTTCGTAGAAAGTCAGGTAAATAAAAAATGGAAGCCAAAGAATATATATTATCAATTTTAGCTCAATTAAAAGGGCAACAAGCTGTTCTTTCTGGTTTACAAGGACTTGGAACGGTAACTTCTCAAGTAGGGGACACTGCTCAAATAGCAGGAGCAAAAACTAACGATTTTGGCAATATAATTGAAAAAGCTGGACAACGTGCTTTAATAGTAGCTCCTATATGGATGGCAATAAGAACAGTTATGTTAGCAGTATTAACTACTATTAAAGACATGATACAAGCAAATATTGAATTAGAAGATAATATGGCTAAATTACAAGCCTCTTTGCGTGGAACTACTTCAGAAATTTCTGCCCAATTAAATTCTATTCAAAAAGAAATTTTAGATACCTCTATGAATAGTAGATTTGGAGTTGCGGAATTATCGAAAGCTTTTATTCCTTTACAACGAATTATAGGAGATACAAGTATTGCAATGTCAGGATTAAAAGCTACAGAAGCTTTAATGACTGATACTGGAATGGGAGCTGAAAAAGCAGGAAAATTAATAGCACAAACTTATTTACAAGTTGCTGATAAAATGGACAAAGCACTTACACCTGCTGAAAAATTTAATAAAATTGTTGATATTTTAACTTTTACAGAATTTCGTCAAGGAGCATCTGTAGACAGTGTTGCACAAGGATATTCTAAATTAGCTCCTTTTTTAACTGGTACAAGCGATAAATTTGAAAATATGATTACTTTATTAGGTATGTTGAATACTCATTTTGTGGAAGGTGGTCGTGCAGGTCAATCATTATCTCAAGAAATTGTTAATTTAAGTAAAAATTCAAAAGAATTAGCCAATGTCTTTAATTTACAATTAAATCCAAATAAACCTATTAGTATAATAGATACTTTTACACAACTTCGAGAAAAACTAAAAAATTCCACAACTTTGTCAGCTTCTCAGTCGGATGCATTGTCTAAAGTTTTTGGCGGTGCAAGAACTTCAGCTCCTTCAAGAGAAATTTTAACATTCTTTGATGAATTAATTGCTAAATTACAAGATGCTGAAATGAACGCCACTGGATTTGCTGACAAAACTAAAAAAATAGTAGATAACACTATTTCAGCTCAATTTAAACAATTTAAAGCAGATTTAGGAGCATTATCAATTGAATTTACAAATGGAGCAGGACACGTTACAAAATATCAAGGATTTTTACAAAGTTTGAATGATTGGCTTGTAAGTATAAGACCTAATGTACAAGGATTGGGAATAGGATTAGGTTTTTTAACAGAAAATTTTAAAAGATATGTAGAAATATATGATAAATTTTTACATGGTAATATAACAGGTGGACTTCAGGTTCATAATATAGGCTTTACTGCCTATGTAGACGAATGGTTAAAGTCTCAAAGAACAATGGAAGAACATCAAAAACGTAGTCAAGGAGTTGCCAGTGAGGAAGCAGTTCAACAAGGAATAAAATTAGATTCTAAAAAAGAAGAAACCCAATATGCTAAAGAACTTGGTGCATTATTACAAACAATGGGAGCTTCTGAAACTCAAATTCTTGAAGTAAAAATGCAACAATTACAAATAGATGCTTCCTCAAAAGGTATCGAAGTAGATAGATTAGAATTAGAAAAATTAAGACTTCAACAAGTTATTGCAATTGCTAAAGAAAAAGAGAAAGAAAAATCTGCGGAATCTGATTTGGCTTTTCAATATGAAAAAGCAGACGATATGGAAAAAGGTAGATTACGTAGAATGATGGAATTACGTTTAATGTCTGGCGAAGATATACAAAAACAATATCAAACAAATCCTTATGATACTGGAATAATTGAACAATATCGCAAAAATTTTACTAAACAACAACAAGAAACGATTGGTGGATTAATAGCCGAAAAAAACAAACTTCCTACAGGTATGCCCGAAGAAGGAATAACAAAAGTTCCCGAAGAAGCAATTAAAGGATTTAAAACAGGAGCATCTCAATTTTGGGATGAATGGGATAGACTTGAACACGATAAAGCAAAAACATTTGGTAAAGATTTTGCTCAATCAGCAATGAACGAATTTGCAGGATTAGGCAATATAGGTACTAATGTTAATGGACTCAGTGAATTATTCAAGAAACTTACAGAAGGTACTTCTGGTGTACATAAAGGAGAAGGTGTAAATACTCAAATGGAAATAAACGTTAATATTCCTTTTGGTGGTGCACATACTGAATGGGAAGCCGAAGTACGTAAAAGAGTAAAAGCTTTACTAGAAACAGACCCTCAATTACAAAGAACAATGACAAAAATTGTAACAAATACGAAGCCTTAAAAGGAGTAATATATGTATCAAGATTATTCTGTAAAACTTACATTTAATGACGGTGGTGGAGACCATGATTTACCATATGTTCAAAATATTTCTGACCCTGTTCCTGGAATGAAAGCTAATGTTATAAGAGGTATAAGAGCAGATGGAAGTATTGTCATCAAAGGGGGTAAGAAATCTGTAGACATAGATGTTAAAGGAATATTATGGTCAAACGATGGTTATGTAGATTTAATGACAAAACAAGGTGAATTGCGAACTAATATAACTACTTTACCAGCTACTCTTACACTCCAGTATTACGACCCTAATGCTTCTGGCGGAGGTCAATGGATTACTTCTTGGAGTTTTGCAGTAATAAGAACTGAAGATATAACTTTTGGAACGAGTATGAGAACCGAAAGTTTGGAATATAATGTAAAATTTTTAATTACAAGTTTTTAGAAAGTAAGGAGATAAATATATGACAGATTTAATATTCAAAGTCAATACCGTAGATGCAGATATACCTTTTTCAACAACTCCAGGAGATTATCTTGATGTCGACCTCTTGTTGGATTACCTTATATGGACGGCAGGTAATACAATTGTAAAAGATGGAATGACACATGAACCATCTCAAACTGAATTAACAAATGCTTCTCCAATTATTAGTCCGAGTGTAGATGTTATGGTTGCTTTATGTTTGTTGATGGATTATTCTGCTCCAGGAGGAATTTATACAAGAGAAGTTAAAGGCATGGGCGATAACGCACAATATGTATTTTGTTTTTCTTTTGACGGTGCGACTGCAACTGAACCACAATTAGAAGCGTGGGATGATGATACAATGCTTACTACTAATAAAAATGTATTAGGAGCAGGTACACCAGCTAATTCAATGGTTACAGCAGTTTGTACTACTTCTGCATTACCTGGTTCTGCTTGGGTTGGTACTGCTATTGCAGGAAGTGGTGCTACAAGAGTTGTTCCTTTAAATGATGGAATTGGAGCATTACCTGTTTTAATTTCTGCTGAAACTTCACAAGAGTTATACGCAAATATTAAAATTGTAATACCTGCAAATTATTCAATTCCTGCGATTGAGACATTCTCTCTCGTCGTGAGATTTTCCTTCATCTAAGCGAAAGGATAAATATGAACACACCTTTATTTATAATTCTTTTTGCTGATAACGATACTTATTATGGAAAAAAAGATTATTTTAATAGTGGATGGAAAGAAATACCTGATAAATCTATTAAAAAAATATTCTTTCGTATGCCTACAGGAGATTATTTTATTATGTCAGAATATTCTCGGTATTATCAGTATATAGAATGTACAAAAATTTTATCAGGAGAAAGTGCAGGAAAAACCCAAATACAAAATATTCATATATTAGGTCAAAAAAAAGATAAAGTGATAGAATATAAAATACATGTTTTGTCGGGAGATATAAAAGTTCATTTATTTGACGAAAATAACGAATATGTAAAGTCTTTAAATAAAATAGGTTGGAAAAAATAGGAGGAATAAAGTCATGAAAGATAAGATTGTTTTAAAAGGTCATGGAGAGTTTGAAATAAGAGATGCAGTTACAGGTAAAATTTTAGACAGATGGGAAACAGATAATACAATAACCACTGATGGTAAAGTAGAAGTAGCTAAACTACTTAATGGTGTAGATTCTACTTATTTTAGAGCTATTGCTATAGGAACAAGTACTCCAGGTTCAAGTGCATTAGGTACAGAGGTTGCACGTTCTCTTGCTACTTTAAGTTATTTAGCATCTGCTAAAGCAGTATTTGAACATACTTTTACATTTGGAACGGCAGAATCTTATGCTATTATAGAAGCAGGAACTTTTAATTCAGAGGTTCCTTCTGGTTCTATTATGTTAGATAGTTTTACATTTTCTGCAAAGAATGTAGATATTTCTACGAATCTTTATGTAAAAATTACTGTAACGGTATCTTAAAAGAAAATATAATAATTTTAATTATATAAGTAGGGAGAAGTGTTTTTATGGCTGTTAAATTATGGAACACTACATTTTATGGAGCAGGATTCTTCGTTAGTAATTCTATTTTTATAGATTCTTCTGGTTATATTCATATATGTGGGTGGGATGCTAGAGCTTCTACTAGTCATTTGTATTATGCAGTTTCTATCGATGGAGGAACTACATTTAAAGATGGTGATGGAGGTGGTAGCGGAACTTATAAAACATTAGTTACTCTTGGATTCCCTAATACAAATCCTGCAATTGTAGTAGATTCTTTGGGTAATATTTCTGTTTTTTATACAGATTCAGGACAAGTTAAATTTTTTCAAAAAATTTCTGGAACATGGGGAAGCGTTACATCCATTACAGGAGCTACTAATTATAGAGCAAGTATAAACGCTGAAATAGATTCAGACAATAATTTAATTCTTTTTGGTGGAGGCAATGATTCTGGATATTATTATTATTGTTGTCATACAAGTATTGATGGAGGTACTACTTGGGTTGAAGAAATAGACTCTAAAACTTTAAATGTTGGCGTTTATAATTATCAAGGAAGTTTTTGTTTAGCTTTTAATTCTCATTTATATGCTATGTGGTTAAATAGTTCTACATTAATCAAAGAAACAAAAATTACTAAAACTGAAAACAGTCCTGATTCTTGGGTTGTAGAAACTATAGATATAAGCGATACAACCCTTTATAGAGCTTTATCTATTGTAGCAGAAAGAGATTCAGATACTATATGGATGTTTAGGTCATATAAAACAGGTTCAGATTATCAATTACAATATAAAAAGAAATCTGAAGGTTCTTGGGGTAGTTGGACAACTATAATTACTAATACTACCAATAATTATCAAAATTTTCAGAGTATAATGACTTACGGAAATAATATTTATTTAGTTTATGAAATAAACGGTACTTCAAATCTTTATTATGTATTATGGAACGGTTCTTCTTGGTCTATTGAAACTCTTTTATTAGCATCTGCAACAAATTGTAATTTACAATTACCTAATTTATTATTTAATACTCCATATTTATATTATACTTATAAAAAAAGTAGTGCCAATGAAGAATATTTTGAAAAATTTTCTTTGCCTGTAGTGGAACAAGTAATTGAAACAGATACATTAACATTATCAGATGAAATCTATGCAAATATACCACTTGAAAACGTAATTAAATCAGATACTTTAACTTTAGCAGATAACATACATTGGTTAAATGAAGACGAAGAAGATACAGATTCTTTTTCTTTATCAGATGATATTTTAGTTATAGAAAGACCACAAAAAGCAATTGAAACAGACCTTTTAAGTTTATCAGATATGATAGATTTATCACAAACTATTTCTGAAGAAGAAATAGATACTTTGAATTTATCCGATGAAATAGAAGCACGTTTACCACTTGCATTTATACATAACAAATTTAGTTTCATGTCTCAAATTATTTCAAATATAAACAATAAATTTTCAATGTTACAAAGTACTTTTATTAATTGGACTAATAAAATTCTTTTTCGTAGTCCTGGAGTATATTCTTGTAACAACGATTTTAGAATGAGAGCATCTTGGCAAGTTCCTGCAACTGGAGAAATACAATCATTAGGAAAAGACTATATCAAAGTATACATTAATACTATAGAAACCACAGATGTTGATGTAGATTCTATTTCTATTACTAAAGGTCTTAATAATGCTCATACTGCTAATGTAGTTTTAGCTAGACCTTATGACGATACTATTCCTGCAATAGAATCGGTAATTGAAATAAAATATCATATATGGACATTATTTAAAGGTTATATTACACAAATAACTCCTACAGATAATCCAGAACATATACAACTTTCTTGTGCAGACGAAATGTGGAAACAAAATAAAACAAGAGTATATTTTCTTGTTGGACATTTACCTTATGGAGCAGTTCCAGGAGAATTATATTATAAAACTCCTGCTGTAGCTCTTTCTGCTTTAGGAGTTCCTGTAGAATTTGGTAATTTTATTCCTCAAACTGTAAATTGTTGGGGAAAAGCTAAATCAGAAAGTATTACCGAATTAATTAATAATTGCGGTAATTATGGCTGGTTTTATAATGAAAGCGATAATCCTATTCTTTGGCGAGCAGGACAAGGCAGTATTGTTAAGTTAAACGCTCAACAATTTAATCAAAATTTAGGATTGTACGATGTATTAAGTCAATCTTTCAAATCAGACGCTACTAATATAATAAACGATTTACGTGTTCAAATGGGGATTTATGTAGATACTTTAGGTAATAGAAGTTATCAATCTTATTATTATGAAAATGTTTATTTTCAACCCAATCCTACATGGGAAAATTCCCTCGAAATTCTGGCAACACCCGAAAATCAATTAGGATATGATTTTAATCATCCTGAAACAGGAAAAGAACATTTATATAACGATGTATTTAAAAAATATAGTTTAGACGCTTATGGAACTTTAAATTCTCCAGACGATACTTGGTCTGACCGATATGCTCCTAGAGTTGAAATAAACGGAGGTGGATTTGGTTGGATATGTAACAAAACAATAGGTGTACAAAAAGACGGTTATTCAATAGATTATAAAAATTCGACACTTACATTTAATGAACGAATATATTTTAAAAAATATAACGAACATGGAGAATGTATTGCAGTTCAACGTCCTACTGTATTTGTAACGTTATATAAAAAAGTACATCAATCACCTACTACTTATCCTTATCCACTATGGTTTTATACTGGTAAAATGGGAACATATCCCACTACATATTATGGAGATTTATCATTATCTGGATTAAGTATACAAAAAGGTGGTTTTTATACAGACGATAATGGAAATGTACAATATATACCCACTTGGAACGATACTACTTTTGCAATTGATTATGCTAATTGGCAACTAAGTAAAACTTGCGATGAAAAAATAATAGGAAATATTAATTTAACATTAGATGCAGTTTGTTTTTATAATATTGATTTATCTAAACGTATACAAATTCCTGGAGTTATGAATACTCCTTTGAATATTATAAATATGACTTATCGATTATCAGATTTTCAAGTTACTTTACAATTAGAAAATAATAGAACTTATATACGAAGTGTTTCAATACAGTCAAGAGGAGAGGATTATTTCTAATGGAAGAATTTAAAACTTTAAGTGAACAATTAGAGGAAATATATCTTAAAATAGCTGGATTAGAAAATAAAGTAGAAGATTTTTCAACAAATACTGAAGAAAAAGACCCTGTTCCTTATTCATTAGGAGGAACAGAAACAAAAGCTTTTCGTATTTCAGATATAGGTACAAATAGTGATGGAAGTATAGCTTGGAATGACTCCGAATTAAAAAATCCTCCGTTATATACAAAACCACCAGAACCCACCAAAGGTTATAATTGTCATTTTCATACACGTTATTCTGGTGGAGCTTTAGATATTAAATCTTTAGAGATTGTAGAATACGACACTAATTGGTCAACAGATATTACTCATGGACAACATTCTCAACAATTTTGGAAAGATAATCCGCCAATAAAAAAAGCAGATGCTATTGATGAAACAGGAAAAAGTACAAGTGTAGATAAAATAGGAAATATTGATTTTATTTTTAACCCAAATGCTCAAAAATGGGGAGTTTCTACATTCGAAATAGATTTAGCTAAATGTTATTTTGTTTTAAGAGATAAAGACGGTAATCTTTTAAAAGATGTAAACGGAAACGAAATGAAATCCTTACTATATATTCCAAAAGGACAGATAAATTCAATATCAAAACAAAATGAAATAGCACAAGATGATGCAAAAAATTCTGTAGTTTGGGATAAAACAGCAAAATGTTGGAGATTTTATGCTGTTTATGCTGAAGATATAACTCCTGTTAGTCCAGCACCAGGACAACCTGCTGTTCATGATTCTCCTGCATATGTAGCTCCAGTACATTCAGATGAATGGGTAAAAATTCATCAAACTTTTACTTTAATTCCTGACGAAAGAATGGATTAAAATAAGGAATAATTATGTCTCTTAATTCAGACCTTTGCCCTTATTGTTTCAGTAAATTTGCAGATTTAAAATATACAGAAGACCCACTACTTGTAAAAGGTGGGTCTAAGTTTATTTATGATGAAATTTCTGGTTTATTAGTGCCTCAAACAGACCCTACAAAAAATCTTTATCAAGGATTTACAATTGTTAAAAATAAACATATAAAAGAATTACAAGATGCCAACGATGATAATAAACCTATTGCTGGATGGACTCCAGTTGAAGGAGCACCAGGTAGTTTTTGGATTCCTAATAAAATACATATAAAAGAATTAAGAGATGCTATAGAAAAAGGTTTAGGTATTACAGGAAGTACGACTCCAATAGAGCGTACTGCAATTATGGAACAATATCTGAATTACGATGTAGATGGAATAGAACGTCAAAAACCTCATCAATTAGATTGGATAGACCCAACTTTAACTTCTCCTCTTTGGCAGGGGAATATTACACATATGCACATTGAAGATTTAAGAAAATTTACAACACAAGATGTAGCGATGATGGATTGCACAGCAGGACATCAAGTGTATGTATATCTTGGTATCAATTCTGGAACAGCTCAAGTAACACTTGGAAACAAAACTGATTCTGCTGTATATGTACCTTTTGTAGATGCTTCTGCATCAGTTACTTCCAAAGGCAGATACATTGGCAATGCTTCAGGAGTCGTTTCTGCAACACATTACTGGATTGGAATGTATGACCCGGATACTGTATATTATACTTTAGTATATTTAAGATATTTTCAAAATTATACTCCTTATATTCCAATTACTCCAACATTAACTTTATATCATAGTGTTTCCAATTCTGGTGGACTACTTGAAAAATATATTACATTTATAAACAATGGAACTACAAATTTCTTTTTTATGCCTCCATCTGGTACTAATATATATTCATTTTTTACAAGTTCTATGGGTCGTGTACCAACTGCTTTAGATAAAGTATTTTCTGTACATTGTTTAGCAAAAGCAACTGTAGGTCTTAATCCTCCTCCATTTATCGAGTGGAATCACCCCGATTTCTCTCCAGAAAGTTTTGTATGTTCAGGTACATTAATAGTAAGTCAAATGTCTTTTATTTCTTAAAAGGAATTTTATGAAACAAGGTTATTACATTAACAAAATTCATTATAAATTTATTACACCGGAAGACTTTAATAGGTGTAAACGTGGTCGTAATGTAACTCATGAACTATAAGGGGTACATATGGATAAATTTGCAGTTTTAATTCCTGTCTATAATGAAGAAAATAATGTTGAAAGATTAGCCGATGAATTAGATAAATTAGAAGTTCCTTATGTTTTTATAGATAATGGTTCAAAAGATAAAACAGCAACTAATCTTTGGTTAAAAGAGATTCCAGCAGTATGTATTTATCCAAGACGAAATAAATCTTTTATAATTCAATTAGGAGCGAGAACATTCTCCCAAGAAGGTTACGATTGGATTTTACTTGTAAATCAAATAAAAAATCCGTTGACAGAAGATATTCAACGGTTAGATAATGCTTTATTTTGGCATGAAGAAGAATATAAAATATTTATTACTGAATCGGGATTGCGATTAATCCACAAATCTATCTTTGAACAAATTAAAAGCAGATGGTTTGATGCGGAATTAAATCTAAAGATTAAATGGTTGAAATGGAAAGTTATTAAGGTTTAACTAAATAGAACTACTTATCTAAAAATAGATTAAAATTAGAGAAACAATTCCTATACTAGCATAAGGGATGAATTCTGACCAAATCAATTGTTTTCCTTGAAATTTAAAACTACCTAAATCTCTCCAACTTAACGACCCAAAAACTAAAATAATCGTTAACATACCTACTATAAACAGTAGGTAATTTTGTGTTATAAGGGCTATAGGAGCTAAAGTACAAGAAAGAAGACATCCTAACGTACTTCTTGTAAATATATCGGCTAATAGGCCATTATGACCAAATAAGGCATAAAATACCCTATATAATAGAGAGTTTAACCCATATCCTATACATAATATAGGAATCATTAAGAAGATACTAAAAATATACCAATTATGAAATTGTTGCCAAGCGATACCAGCAAGAAATAGAGGTAATCCAATTCTTCGAAAGTTTTTATTAGAATTTTCAGCACCTCCTAATGCACCTAAAAATCCTGCAATAATTGAACCCCAAAAAGTATTAGAGGTATTAGTATCTTTCATTTAATATTTACCTTTTAATTTTGATAAAATTTCTTGTCTTAAAAGATTTTGGTCATAAGTTTCGTTATTTAATTGTTTAAAAAATTCTTCATAAGATATTTTAGGAAATATATTTAATTTACTATTTAAAGAAACGTTAAAAATTTTAACGTTTTTTTCTTGTTTATATACTCCATAATCGGTCTCTTCTGCGGATTTCCTGTTATAGTAATAAATTTTTCCACTGCCTCCATGAATCAATTCTTTTTGGTAGAAATGTGTTATCGCTCGTCCTTTATCATCTTTTTCTTCGGTAATATTGCCATTATCATAACCTAAAAGAAATATTTCTCCAACATTTAATAAATATATCGCTAATGTTAAAGCGAACATACCTGTTAAACGTGGTGAATATACTCCATTAGAAAGGTCTCTAGAATATTTATTTGTAGCGGTAAGATGAATAGAATTATTTATTCTTTGTTTTACCTGATAAGTTGTTCCTATAATAAGAGGTATATTAGTCATTTTAGGAGATTCATTATTATAGAACGAATTGTCGCAATATAATTGTGCAGTGGCATTAAAGTATTTGTAGGAATAATTAATACCAAAAGTAAATTTTTCTTTAAGTTTTTCCCAAAGTCCTAAGTTAATGCCTTCAGAAATACTTGACCCTCCGCCTACAATTACGATTTGAGAAGGTTTATTCATTTCTTTCTCCATCCTTTGTATTTTCTGGAACACTGATGATGTACGATTACTGGATTAATAAGCCAATCAGGAACTTTTGTACTTTTACAAATCGCACAATATTCTATTGGTAACGAATAAATTTTCAGTTGGTTACATTTTGGAACTAACTCATTTAAACTTTGTTGGTCATTATAACTTTTTTCTTTAGTTACTTTTATCCATTCATCTACAAATGCTAATGTCTTATCGTTATAATTAAAATATAAAGTTCCTCCTAAAATTTCTCGTTTAGGATTTCCTTCTATATTTTTCCAGAAATAATACCAATCAAAATAATGTACCCCAATATCATACTTTTGTAATTTATATAATAATTCAGGATAAAGCATTATAGTAGCATCTGAATCTATATAAGTAATAGCTTCTTTATGTTTAAGAAGCATTTCTTTAATTATAGTAGGTTTCCATTGAGTATTTAATTGCCAAGAACCTCTATCTTCTGGATAAGCAATATCGTAAGAAAGTTTCAGTTGTTCCAAAGAAGATAACAAAAATTCTTTTATCACGCCTTCATAGGGCGTATTTTTTGTGGCGAAGGAAACTATTATCATTTGATTATTAACTCCACATTTTTATAAGGAAATATCATATCTTTAATAAAATATTCTTCAAATTCGGCAGGATGCCACGACTGATTTTTTAAATTGTGGTAAAACGTTCCTGTACAGAAAAAATCGTAACCCATAAGAGTTAAAGATTTAAATTCAACATGTTTTAATAAAAAATTAATAACAATACATCCAGTAGAAGGTAAATATTTATCAGGATAACTGTCTTTTAATTCTTGCCAATCTTCAGGAGGATTTTGAATATAATAATCTATCATAGGATTTTTTAAATTTTGGTCTTTTGTCATCCAAATTATAAACATTGGATTAAATTGATGAATTTCGTAAAGAGTATTTTTAGTAGAAGTACATAAAACATCTGTTCTACTACCTATATATTTTTCTTTACCTTTAGGTATTCCTCTATTCATTCTAATTATAATTTCATATTTATCTATATCTTTAGGATTATTTAAAATAGACCGAGCATTACCTAATAGACAAATTTGTTTATCTTTAAGATAATTTTGTATTTCAGTTAGATTCGTTTGCATCTAAATATTCCTTATATTCTTTAAGCATTATTTCATAAGAAGAAGGCATAATATAATTAGGTATTGGGGGTTCGCTATTTATTAAAGTTTTGTCTTGGTCTAAACTTGAATCGGGATGAATAGTTATATTTTGTTTATTCCAAATTTTTTGTAATAATTGTAACAAATGATATTTATTTATTTTATAATTAGGAGCTAATTGATAAAGACCTATTATATTCGACTCTATAAGTTTATCTATCGCTTTTACCAATTCTAAGGTCGAAATCCCATTAAAATATGCCTTAGAATAGCCCGAAATGACTCCTTCTTGCCTCAAACACCACTCAAATAGCCCTGTGCCATCAATTTTAAGTTCTTTGCCTATAATGCTCATTCTAAGGGTTAAATCCTTCTTATTGATAATCTCTCCCAATGCTTTACTACGAGCATAAAATCCTATCCCATCAGGTATATCAGTATCAAGATAATTACCTTTTTTACCATCAAAAACACAATCAGTACTCAAATGAATAATTTTTGTTTGAGTATTTTTAGTTATTTTTTCAAGCCAATGAGGAAAATACGCATTAATGAAAATAGCAGTTTCAGAGTTATCTTCACTGGCTTTAACAAGTATCCCAATACAATTAATTATAATATCTGGTTGAATACGTTTTATTAAAGGTTCTAAGAAATATAATTGTGATTTAACATTACAAGCATAAATATGTTGAGATTCATCACTATCTTTTTGGCGAGTGGCGTAAATATCGTATTTATTTAAAGATTTTAAATAATTATAAATACAATGACCTGCCATTCCATTTGAACCTAAGATAAGAATTTTTTTCATTTTATAAATCCACCTTTTTTTAACATATTCATTATTTCACCTGTGTTCATAAGTTTGTCATTAGAAGAATATTCTTTAAATTCAACTTTAGGTAAATCAAGTTTACCATAAGGATAAACAAGATAATAATCTTTATTATATTCATAACAATTAACTGATTCATAAGTAGAAACAAGAGATTCATGAAGTTTTTCTCCAGGACGAACTCCAATTATTTCTATCTTTGTATATGTATTTCCGTATTCTTGAATTAACACCCTTGCTAAATCTATAATTTTACAAGCTGGCATTTTCATAACCAAGATACTACCAGAATATTCACTTGCTATTGAAACAAAAAGAAGTTTGATTGCTTCTTGTAAAGTAATAAAATATCTGGTCATTTCAATATCTGTAATTGTAATCTTATTATACCGTTTAATTTGGTCAATAAAATATCCTAAAACGCTTCCGCTTGAACCAAGAGCATTGCCTCCTCTAATAACTAAAAATTGAGTATTAGTCGTTTGTCTTGAAGCTTCTTGTGTAAGTTTTTCTCCAACAGCTTTTGTCATACCATAAAAACAGAAAGGATTACAAGCTTTATCAGTTGATACATCTATTACTTTTTGAATATTATTTTCTATTGCACATTCGATTATATTTTGAATACCGATAATATTAGTTTTAATAGCTTCATCAGGTTGTAATTCACAAATCGGCACATGTTTTAAGCTTGCTAAATGAAAAAGATAATTTACATTTTTTGTTGCTTTTTTTAAAGCTCCGAAATCCCTTACATCACCGATAATAAATTTTAATTTAGGATTATTGAACTTTCTCTGCATCGTAACTTGAGCAAATTCTCCTCTTGAATATATTCGTATTTCTTTCGGATTATAAGTTAATAACTGAGTTGTTAATTCATTTCCCCAAGAACCTGTACCCCCCGAAATTGTTATAATTTTGTCTTTAAACATTGATTTCTCCCATTAATATTGAAATTACTTTATTAGAAACATTAAGGTCTAAATATTCTTTCGGTAATTCCCAATTTCTGTCTATTTTACTAGCATATTGATAAGATTCTAAAATAGATGAAAATTCAATACCTCCTAATATACTTGCTCCACATTCTATTAATTCTGTTCTTTCAGTTGCTCTGCGAGTAACTACACAAGAAATATGAAGTAGTCCTGCTTCTTCCTGACAAGTACCAGAATCTGTCAATAAACATGAAGCACTTTTTTCTAATCTAATAAAATCAAAAAATCCAAAAGCAGGTAAGAATCTTACTTTATCATAAATAGTTATCATTAATTGCGATAATTTACTTTGTGTTCGAGGATGTGTAGATACAATAATTTCTTTACCAGTTGTAACTGAAATTTGATTATAAGCAGATATTATATCAGTTAATCGTTTTAAATCATCGACGTTTTCACTACGGTGGAGCGTTGCTAATATATAATTTTCATGTTTTAAATTTAAAGTTGTTAATATTGTACTATCAATTATTTGATTTTGATAAAATTCTATTACTTCTTTGATTGGATTACCAGTAACAAATATTCGTTTTAAATCGAACCCTTCATTAATAAGATTATCTCTGCTTCTTTTAGTATACGGTAGATTAATTGTACAGGTATTATCTACTATTTTTCTGTTAATCTCTTCTGCAATTTTATCTCCGCATCTATTTCCTGCTTCCATATGATAAACCGGAATACCCAATCTCTCAGCGACAATGCAACATAATGCACTGTTTGTATCACCAAGAATGAGAACTTTATCAGGATGTTCAGTCTTTAATATACATTCAAGTTTAGTGAACATTACACCTATTTGTTCTCCAAAACATCCCATAGCACCTAAATCATAATTAGGAGTACGTATTCCTAAATCTTGAAAAAATATATCTTTTAAACGAGTATTAAAATTTTGTCCGGTATAGACTAATATATGTTCACATATCTTGTCTAATTTAGGAATAATACAAGAAAGACGTATTATTTCGGGTCTAGTTCCGCAAATTGTCATTATTTTAGTCATTTAATGCCATCCTAATTGTTTTACATAATACATTATTATATTTTTTATAATTAGTATCATTTACTTCGTTTATATATTTTTCCGCTTCTTTCCATCCTCCATACCAATGACAACCAATTGATTCATTTGTATAATATACAGTATTATTACTATTATATATTAAACCCCATCGTCTATTAATATAACCATAAGCATAAACGGTATCATAAGACATATTAACTGCTTTAGTATTAGGAAATTTAGCATGAATAGATATTATACTTGGACAAATCTTATTAAATAATACTGCTCCAAGACTTTGATAACTTGTAGGGTCAAATTGTTTTTTTCCTTCTTTAAAAAAGAAATCATGATATTCGTTATTAGGAGAGGATAATAAAAAGCCTATTGAATGAAACCATTTATTAGTATATTTAGTATCAATTGATACTACATTTGTAATATCTTCATTATATTTTATATTAACGTTAATTTTATTCATTGGTTTAAAATATAGAATATCCATATCTGACCATAAACCGCCTATTGTACTTAATAGATAATTTTTTAAATATTCAGATTTAAATACTTCTGCAATATCGTTACTTATTTCAATACTTTTCATATCAAATTCTATAAATTTTATTGGAAGTTTTTTGAGTTCAGAACAATAATCTTTACCTTTAAAAGTAAATTTTTGATTTGGGTCTTTCCATGTTTGTTCTAAAAATGCTTTTTTAGGATAATAAAGTCTAATATCCCAATCTGGATTATATTTTTGAAAAGTATAAATTGATAAATAATTTAAATAAGAAATATAAGGATGACCCCAATAAAAATGAGCGATTTTTGGTATATTCTTTAAAACCCAAATATCTTCTGGCGGAGGAACTTTTAATACTCCCCATTCTTTACTTTCATTTCTTATAATCATATTTCTTCGAGTATCGTATAAATTCTTATTATAACGCCACATGTCCATAATTTTAGGATTGTTATAATTTAATTTATCATGCCATAAATGAATAATTGTTTTATTAAGTTTTAGAAAAGTGCATTTATTTAATTTTAATCTACTTATTATATCATTATCATCCCAACAATAACCAATAAAATCTTCATCGTATCCTCCAATATTAATAAATTCTTCTTTATTCATTGCTATAAAAAAAGGTAATTCAGTATCTAAAGATGTCATAGTAGATAAATCTAAATTTATTTTTCCAGTTGTTTTTAATTGATTAATATAATTATCTCTTTTTTCATGAAATCCGTTAGTATTTATCAATAATTTTTTATTTTTAGAAAGTAAATTTATAATTTCTTGTAAACAATTATCCATGATAAAAATTTCAGGACATGACAAAATTATATTTTCTCCTAATGATTGTTTAACTCCAATATTTATAGCATATCCTGGAATTCTCCAATGGTCTTCTTTTTCATTACGATGTCCAATATAAATATATCGAATATTTAATTTATCTTGATAAGAGTTACATATATTTTCAGTCTCGTCCTTAATACCGTCATTTAAAACTATTATTTCAAATGGAAAAGTAGTTATCTGTTGACTTAAAGAATACAATCCCCATTTTAATAATTCAGGTCTTTTATAAGAAGGAATTATTATACTTAATAAAATTTTATTAGAATCAATCTCTTCTGAATTAGATTCTATTTTAGTAATAGTATAACAATCTAAACATTTTTTAATCGTATATCCTTTAATATGTTGGATATATTGAAATGAAGTTTCTTTATTACAATGTTCGCAATATTCAAGATTATTTGTCATGTTTATATCCTACAAATATAATGTACCATATCTTTCTAAAATTCGATAATGTTAAAGGGCAATTAAGCCCTAATAAGAACGCTATCGGTATTAAAAGAAAGACAATCAATATTCCAGTAAGAGTTCCACTATAAACAGCAATTAAAAGATTATGTAACATTATTTATATCTGTCCATTCATATTGTTTCTATAATCTTCTGCTCTCTGAGTGTCTTCACTTTTTACAGGTTTATGATAACATTCTGAACATTCAGCAGAACAATCGGGAGCACATATTTTCCCATTTACTTTTTGTTGTTCTTCTTTTTCTCTTTTTGCTACTACTTCTTGTGCTTCTGCCTGTTTTTGTGCTCTATATTTCGCTTGTTCTATCTCTTTAATACTCTCTTCTTTTACTCCATATTTTCGGAGCATATCTAAAAGAGTTTTCTCAACTAATGGCTGACCTTCTGATACGTTTCTCCAAAAAGTCTTACGTTCATGACGTTTTAACAAGCATTTTTCATTAATAAATTTAACAAATTCATATAATGCTTTTAATTGATTACCAGCTTCTTCTAACTTCTTATCTTGTATTTGTTTCTGAATCTTTTGACCCTTCTTCTGCAAATGAGTCATATATTTCGTACATAGATTTGCTAAAAACTTCATTTACTACCTCCTTTTGTTAGTTAAAAAATACGAAAATGTAATTTAATACCATCTCTTTGAATCTCTTCTATCTGTCGATAAATTTCTGTTCGTGTTTCTTCTGCTATTCTACAACCATTTTCAGCTATATTTGCAATACGAGTTGTTTGTACTCTTAGGGCTTTAATTTCTTCTGAAGCTTTATAAAGACTTAATACTACAGCGACAGTTAAAATAACCATAATTAATCGTTGGAAATATATAAAAATTTCTTTCCAATATTCAGGAACAGCCAACACTGCTCTTAATGCTAAGGGAGTTTTAGTAACAGGCGTTCCTGTAACAAGGTCTTCGTTTTTGTCCATTGATTTCTCCTTTATTTAGTCATTATTTTCCAATTGAGATGACAAAGTAAAAATATCCAAGCAATCGTAATACAAATAGTAATTATCATTGCACCCATTTGATTTTCTTGCGAGAGTTTCCAAAATTCTTGACTTAAAGTTCGTCCAGTAATTAAAGCACTTATTCCTTCGCCAGACCCTAATATAATTGCTATGATAGCAAGAGTACCAACCCACCACCAAAGTTTATAAACAATAAAAGGTACTAAAAGTAAACATAAAAAACCAATTACAAAGAGAGCGTCCATCATGTTATTTTCCTCCCTCTCTAAGTCGTTCTTGTATACTACGCATTATATAACAATAATAATATGAATAACTTTCTTCTGTTTCAGGATTAAGCCAAATATCTCTTTGTTGTAAAATGCAGGAACAAGCATGGAAGGTCTCATGCATTAATACCAAGTTTTTATCGCTTGCCCAAATTACTGCTAAATCTCCATGTTTACTTTTTAATTCATTAAATTGTCCAGCAACACATTCTTCTTCACAAGGTTCTACAACAAATCCAGTTTCTTTTTTAAGAAGTTCTGCAAATTTTCGATGATTAGGAGCGAATATAACCATGAATTCTTGTCGATATATCTCATCAAAAAACCAGAGAATGTTTTTATTCTTTTTACACTGCTTACATTTACTCATCATTTCCTCCTAATTTAATTACATTAATTTCGGGGTCTTCTATACTTGCTCTGTGCAAGACGAAGACTAATTGAAAATTTAATTCTTTAAATAGATTGATAATATCCTCAAGGTTGTTATTCTCAAGGGCACTCAACCCTTCATCGCTCAAAATTATACCTGTTTTGCTCTGTTGAAGGAGCAACGATAGTTTTAATGCTATTTGTAAAATAAGGCGTTGACCACAACTTAAATCGGTATATTTATATTGTATATCATCTTTACTTAAAAGAATATTAAATTTGCCTTTAATGTCCACGTCAAAAGTAATTTGGAAACCTATCTTTTCCAAGACTGAATTTATAATTGGTTCTAAACTTCTTACTGTTTCACATAAATAAATACTTGAAAGATTGTCGAGTTCGGTTAAAGCTTTTTTAACGATAATGACATCTTGTTCTGTATAAATATACTCTTTTTGTTGCAATCGTCCTTCTAATTTAATAACCAATGATTGAATACTTTCTTTTTCTTTCCTATAATTATCTCTATCATTAAGATACTGTGTTATAATTTCTTTGTCCATATCTATTTCAGTTTTAATATTAGAATTTTCTTCTGACAAAGATATAATCTCTTGATTTAATCCCTCTATTTCTATTTTATATTCTTCTATTTTCTTTTTTCTTTCTTCTAAAATATTTTCCTTTAAAATAGGTATCTGACTACAAAGTTCAATATCTTCGTTTTTTATATTTTCAAATTGTTTTTGAAGTTTTTCTTCTTTTAATTTTTGTTCTATAACAATATTTGAAGTATCTAATATAGATTGTTGACACACATAACATTTTTTATCTTTTTTAATAGTTTCAGTATTTTTAATAACTTCCATAAATTGTTTATTTAAATCTCCAACGGTTCTTTGTATTTCAGTATGTCTTGATTCTGATTGATATAATTTACTGTCATAAGAAGATTTGATTGTATCTATATTATTAACTTGTTTTTGAAGTCGTTCTATAGTTTGTTTATTAGATTCTTGTCTACTTTCGTTTTTAGAAAAATTTGAAGTTTTCTTATTTATACTATTTTGTAATTCTCCTACAGTATTTTCATGACTTATAACAAGTTCGTTAATTTCTTTATATCCTTTTTTCAATATTTCTAATCTTTTTTCAGAAGGATGATGTTTATAAATAACCACAGAATCTTTATTAAGTTTTTCTCGTTCTAATTTGATTATATTAAGATTATTTCGAACTTCATTAAATTTTTCATCCGTTCCGGCAAAAAGAATCTTCTTAAATACTACATTACCTTGTTCGAGTAAATTAGTTTCCTTTGAATATGCATCAACAATGCGAAACTGGAAAAAATCCTGTCTACTACCAAATCTATCTATTAAATAAGAGTTACCTTCTGATGTAGACATTTTAAGAGTCTTACTGTCCTCTTTGATTATCAATTTAAGAGGATATTCTCTACATATCTCAATAATATGTCCTGAATCTTCTATAATCGCTGTTATCTTACAAGAAATTGCTTTTCCACGTGTAGGCAGGTCTGCGAGAGTACTTTCGCTATAACCATAAAGAGCAAAGATTAGTGCCTGTAAAATAGTAGATTTGCCAATACCTATTGCTCCTTGTATAAGATTAATTTTAGAAAATTCTACAGAACAATCTTCGAAGCATTTAAAATTCTTGAGTGAAATCTTTTTAAGAATCATGGTCGTCCTTTTTTCTAAATAAATCTTTTAATATATCTGGAAAATTCTTATTATTACAATTATTACATAAATCATTTTTTAATGGTTTATCTTCTCCACATTCTTCGCATTTACCAAATGTATAAATATCGTTATTCATAGTCTCCCCTTCTTAATAATGTCATAATCTCTTCTATAGTATTAGATAATAAAGTTTCGTATCCTTTTTCTGTAAAATAATGGTCAGGATGTGTTTCTTTAAGTTTTAATACTGGAGATACTAAACCTTCTTTTAATATTTTTCGTATCTTAGATTCAAGTGTCATTGTTTTATCTCCTCTTTTAATATTTCAATAGCTTTTTCTAAAGCATCAATTCTATCCTTCTCTCTGTCACAAGGTTCATATCCTACTATTTCATTTTGCACAGAGATTTTTAAATCTTCTAAAATATCAATTTTATTTAGGATGTCATTATTTTCATCAATACAAACTATACCATGCATACAAATAGCATATATTATTTTACCTTTATCATTGTAAGCACATCTTTGCCAAACAACTGTATTACTTGTAATAGATTTTATTTCTTTTCCACAATAACAATACATTATATGTTCTCCTTAAATTGTTGTTCGAGCATTTGCCTGACATCTTTATCTTCTATCTTTGTTATATAATCTTTTATAATGTTACTTTTATTTATATTTGTGTCTAATTTATTAGATTGATTGATTATTATTTTAGATTCTTCAAAATTTAATTTCAGTTTAAACTGAAAAAACTTCTTACCTAATTTATTAACATAAGAAGCGTTCTTCTTATAATCTTCAAAAGAATTAAATATAACTCTGACCTTTGTTCTGGCATCTATTTGTTCCAATTGGCTCACATCTGATACATCTAACATAGGAATACAGTGTTTTAATGCTATAAATGACATCTTACTATCTTCCAGAAGGACGACGTGTTTCTTATCATTTACTTCATTAAAACTGCAATATCTTACTGAACCAAGATGATATATATTATTTTTTACAAGCGTTTGGGGCGAATGTTGGTGTCCGAGAAAAACTTTGTCATACTTCGACAAATCACCAATCCCCATGTTTGCTGACCCAAAAGCAAGTGCGGACTCGTACAACATAAAATGACCGCAAAATAAGTCTACACCTTCTATAAAATCGCCTTTATTAGCATGTACACCTTTTACTTCCTGTAAATATTCTATTACCGAATATCCTCTGCATAGGTCGTGTGTTCCTGTACCAGAAAGAATAATAACTTCTCTGTATTTTGAAGACAATCGTTTTGCCAAGTTTGTACCGAATTTTAATTCTAAAGCACTTGGAAAATTAGAATCATAATAATCTCCCAATTGTATTAATCGGTCTGCATCAATAGGACAAATATCTTTGTCAAAGATAGTTTCTATTTCCTCTATTGCTCTTTCATTTATATGTAAATCGCCTATAATTAAAGTTTTAGACATCGTATTTCTCTTTCTCAGAGTCAAAGCAATAACATTCAGAACATTGTATATTTTTACAATAATCACAAAGCCAACATACTAACATTTTACATTTTCTGCATTTATGTATTTTGGGTTCTTTGGTCATATTCTTCTTTAACGACTTCCTCTCCTGCAATATAATAACCAAGACTTGTCTGAAGGTCTTCCAAACAAGAATTGCATATATCAAGTAAATCTCTCGTACTTTTCAAATGAATAGTAGCTTCTTTTATTTTACATAATTCACATATCATAAATTTATCCTATAATAAATAATATTAAAATAATAATTGCAATTACAGCAAAAAATACAAAATCGCCTTTATCGCAATCATATTGGTCTTTAAATTTTTCTGATAATTGGTCAGAATGGTCTTCATAATATCTGCTCATTAGTCTTTTCACCTTATTACTGTACCATCGATAAGTTCTGAATTAAAAATATCTTTCTTTTCATGGGTTAAACAATTTTCTAAAATTATATGACATCCATACATATCTGTAACTTTATAATGACAGATTTCTCCTGTTAATTTCAAAACATCATCTTTTCTTAATTTCCATATCATTTTAAATATCCTTTTTTAATAAGCATATAAGCAATAAACAATGTAAATAATATACTAAGACTAAGTATTAAAGTTATCATTTAATTACTCCTATTAACATTCCTAAAATATAACCAAATCCTCCAAATAAATTCAATATTGCTAAAATCATCAATCCCATACCAAATAATCCACCAATAAAAGTCCAAAATCTATCAATAGGATTACTTGCATCTATAGATACCCAAACATACTTCCAGAAATTCATATTATTCTTTCTTTGCGATTTCATTAGGTTTAGGAACAATACCATTGAGCTTACAATATTTAAGCATTTCGTCGATGTTTGCTATTATTTTTTTCTGTGCTTCTATACTTGCTCTTTGTTGTGTTTCTGCTTCATGAGTATCAAGACTTTTCTGTTCTGCTTCTATACTTTCTAATACTTTTGCTCTATTTTCTATTAACTTCTCAATTTGTACATCATCTGGTTTTTCTATTATAACTCTAAGAGTATTGTCATCAACTTTTTCGAATCTCACACCTTTCATATATTTTCCTCCTTATAATATGGATTTTTTATATGGTTTCCACAATCACAAACAATACCTTCTAATTCTTTAGAGATTTGTAAAATTTTACTATGACAATAAATACAAAGAATATAAATGTAATCTGGTATCATTATTTTGTTTTCCTTAAATCCAACTTATACGACCATGTTTCAGGTCGAGATTTTGAACATCCAAAAAACCATTGTTTCGGAATAGAATATGTCTTAAATTTACGATAAGCGTAATTATCTTTTTCTATCCATGCTCCATTTATTTTTGCGATTATTTTATCAGATACTTCTATTTCTTTAATGCTATGCACATGACCCATCTGAAATACATCAAATACTCCTGTATTTACATATAGGTCTTTAATCTGTTTTATTTGTGCTTGTTCTGACATACCTTTAATAGCATCTCCGTGTTCAATCATATGATTCCAACCATTTACATTATAAATATATCTACGAGTATTTGGAACAATAACTTTTATTCTTTTACTGTTTTCAAATTGTTTTTGCCAAATACGATAAAGATGATATTCGAAATTTGATTCAACTGGTTCATCGTCTGAATCTTTAAGTGGTTGACTTCTACCATGATTTCCGACTACTCCGACCACTTCGATTGTATCATAAACTTTTAAAAGATTATTAAAAAACTTCGTAAAATAATTTACTCCATCCCATAATTGAAGTCCTACGGTCTTTTCAATTTCCCATTGTTGTCCTTCAAATATTCTATCATTTGTAAGAATATCTCCCAATACAAAAATCACCAATTTCTTTAACGAATAAGAATGACTTAATATATTATGAATTTCTATAATAGAATCTTGAAGTGTTTGTAATTCTTGTTCAAAAATTTTTTCGTTATAAGTAACTAATTTTTGTCCTGAATTTTTATCAAAAACAGTGTTATATGTGCCTATATGACAATCACTTAATGTTAATATAGATACTTCTTCTCTCTTTCCTTTACTTTCGTATACTTTTGGTTCTATTAATTTTAAAGATTTATAACCTTCATACATTTTTTCACCAAGTTGTCGAGAAAGTTCATCTATATCAGTTTTCTTAATTTTACAAGTAGGAGATACATTTTCTTCAGAATTATTTGTAATATTTTTACGAAGATGATAACGTCGAATAGCATGGTCTATACTATCATCTGTTTCATTCATTTTTATAGCAATATCGCTTACTTTTAAACTTTGATTTAAATAATTAAGCAATAATTGTACTTTATCTCCATTCCAATGTATTTTACCCATTTTTTATCTCCTTGTTAATTGTTATTCGTAAATTATATTGTATATTTCTATCTTTAATTCCTACCAAAAGTAATGGTAATTTATTTGCTGAAAAAGCATCTTCCCATAATTTATCTAAAATTGCGGTGGTAATTTTAAATCCTTTTTTTTCGGTAAACTTACATTCCACACAATATTGGTCAGTAGATAAATCGTGGTCTTTAAAAAAAGCACCACTATTAATTGTCTTCTGACATTCCTCTTCAAATTTTCTGCCTTTATTCTTCTTCATTTTATCTCTCTTTCTATCTACACTATAAGTATAACATATTTGATTATAGATTACAAGTATTTTGTGCTTACTTTTTCCTACTTAACATGTCTTTAAAAAACTTGGGAGAGGGGATATACCCCTCTCTTTTTTATTACACTGATTGATGTAATTTCTTACGCCTTTTTCTCCGGTGCTTTCGCATCGGTTGTAACTCTCGGCTTCTGTAATTCTACACCAGACGCTTTCATTGAAGCTATCTGATTTGACCTAATAGAAAGAAGGAGCTTACCGAGCGTCAAAACAACCTTCGCTACATCGGCTATTTCAACCTTGCCTTCCTTAATTTTGGTCTCCAGAACTGTGAAATCATCCTTCGCATGTTCAGACCTTATCATGGTATAATCCTCCTTTCTTTAGAATTTTACTGCTTCGTTCTCGGACTTATTTCTTCTTTGTAAACTATATAATGCTCGTTTTAACGACCACATTCTTAAAGCCACAAGTTCATAAAGATGATTAATTTCTTTTTCGTTTAACTTTCTTGCTGTTTTGTTTCGGTCTGCTACTTTTACACAAGTAACATATATAAAACCGTTCTTTTCATTTATTATAAACAACCCTGCTCTTTTAGGAATATTCTTTAAAGCATATTCTTCCATAAATTTTGGTACTGCAAAATATAATCTTTTAATCTTCTCACTGTGATGACCATGTTCTTTCTTCGCATCTGCTTTTAAATCAGATTTAGAAATCTTAATTTCTATCTCATCCGCATATCCGCTTTTTGTTACTACTAATAAATCTAATTCATAATGAAAACCCAATCCATAAGAAATATTAGGAACTATTAAATTACAATTAGTACCTAAATGATTTGCTAATGCTATTTCTATATCTCCGCTATGCATTTTTTACTTTCCCATAATTAAGGTCTTCTGGTTTCTTGATTTTTCGTGGTCTACCCCTCTTTTTTAAGGACTTGACCGGAGTGCCTGTAACGAGGTCTTTGTCATCGATTTTGTCCATCTTAACCCCTTTATTATCAGTACTTTGTGTTAAAATAGGGGTATTTCCTGTCAAATCGGGGGTATCCTGACCTACCTTATCCGCCTTATCGCTCGGCAGGGTGTCGCTAATAGAGGATTCTATGGTCTTTTTGACCCTCTTTGGCTTATTTGCCTTCTCTATGAGAGTAATACACGCCTTGCAGGTATTTCCGGTTAATGGGAATCGACAAAACGACTTGTCTTTTAGGCATTTATCACATATCTTTGAAGTCGGCGGAGCTACGTAAATGTCCGTTAAGTTCCATTTTAGAGCTGTAAAGATTACGTCTATTTTTGCAACTATGTTTCTTTCCAACATCCTCTGCCAATCGACTTCTTCTCTGTTTATATGTTCATATCTATATTCATCAAAAGCAAGAACCTTATCTTTTTTTGTTTCATCCAGACCTTCCATATAAATATAGTAGAAATTATCTCCTACCCTTGTCTTAAATTCCGGAGTATTATCTAAAGCTCTGGAGAAGATGGGAACTGACTTATATTCTATTTTTGATTTTGCCATTTTACAAGGAAATGATATATCTATAATATTTTGTTTTGGGAAATTTTTAATTTCTTCTTTTATCCAATCATATATTTTTTCTTTAGGTTCGTTGTCTAAAATCTTATCTATTAATATCTTTTGAAAATTGCTCATATATTTGGTAGAATCTTTTCTTTTTGCTTCAATACCTTTTGTTTCTATTTCAAGTTCTCCATTATTTTTTCTTAATCTTCCTACGTATCTACATTTTGCCAATAAAAGAATACTTTCGTATACACCTTCAAAATCAAACGAAATTTGCACACTTTCTTTTTTAAAAGTTTCTTTTACCCATTGTTGAATCCATTCGTTTAATTTTGTATTTATTTCTGTCGAAGGGTTCTTATAAAATACACCATCTGTATCTATATAAACTACCGGATGTCCAGAACCATCTAATTTATCTTTAATATAATGTAGTAAAGAACGTACAACGAAGGTTGTAGCCGATGCAACACGCACATCAAACAATCTAAAAAACTTCAAAGCGGTAACTCCATATGCGGTATTACATAATGATTTTATAGCATCGTATTTTAATTTAATATTTTTGTGGTTTGGGTCGTCTACTGAACATTCTGATAATTCTTTTTTAATTGTGGCTTTTAAAACAAGTAATTTTTTAATAATAGTTGGTATAAGTGCTTTAGAATCTTGTTTAAAATAATTGTCTCCTACCTGTATAATATTTTCTCCGCTATCTTGTACTACATTTGCAGGGTCAAGACAAAATTCTATAATAGCATAAGGATAGGCTGAATTTCCTGAAATAAATATCTTTCCTTTTCTTCTTACTAAAACAAATCCATTTGCAATTGTAGGACACCATACTACACCTGAATAATTTATAATTTTATGTTGAGTTTTAAAATTTGCAGATTCAAGACTTGTAAATTTATTAGGTTTACAATAAACTTCTTTTCTATTATTTTGATAAGAAGCTTTTCCAAGTAATGCACATAAATATTGAAATCTTTCTTTAGCAAGTTTGTCAATAGCATAATAACAATATCGTTTTTTATCTCCATCCCCTTTCATTAAAGTATCGTATAAAACGGTTAATTGTCTTTTTGATAATTTTTGGAGCATCCATAAAGGAATCGCTTTGTAATTTTCTTCTAACTCGATATAAGTAGACCAAAGCCATTTCAAATTCCATTCTACTTCTATTCTATTATTTTTTCGTATTCTTGCATAACGAGTTACATTCCAATTTAGGTTTTTGAAAGATTCATCAATTTCTTTACAAAATAAAGGATTAATTGATTCGCTCTGACTAATATGATAAATATCTTTATTTTTACCTGATGCATAACCCTCTGTTATAATCCAAGCATGTATTTTTATTATATCATCAGAAATTGGATAATTCTCTTTATCTTTCATTTCAGCGGTTAATGGTAATAAAGAATGAGAAATTCGAAAATCTTTTGCGTAACAAATTTCCCAATCATTTGTCGTATTTTCTATCGTTTTATGATTTTTTGAAGAAGTTTTAAATAAAACTTTATGATTTAAAGTTAAAAGTTGGTCTGTTGAATAAGAGTTTTTCAGATTTATCATAGGTAGGTTTTTTACATTTTGTATATTTAAATGAAGGATAGGTTGAAACTCGATTTTATTGATTTTTGTATTAAAAGATGCTACCGATTCTCCTATTTTTAATTCGTTATATTTTTTAAATCCTTCTATAGTTAAAATATCAGTATCTTCTGAATAACAACCTAAATCTGCCTTACCAACGTTCTCCAGACGACCAGTCTCGTATATCTCTCTAAAGGCTCCCTCGAAAATCTCTTCATCTCCTTCTCCAGAAGGTCTATTTGGCAATACTATATTTCTTCGTTTAGCTTCTTTTAAAATAAGCATATCAATACTTCTACTATTATATATAAAATCTTCCCACTCAACTTGTGTAATTCGTCTAATTTCGTCGTAATAGGATACTAAATGCATTAGTTCTTCCAATCCTACGAGTAGTTTTATATCATCAATATTATGTTGTTTTAATTTTGGTGATAATTTACTAAAATCTACTTTTTCCTTTGGAGGAACTTTTAAAAATTTCTGTGCAATATAATCGAGAGTATACATTTTCTCTCTTTTTAATGTAATTATTTTAAACCATTCAAGATAATCTACAACCGAAGTACCTGCCGGATATTTTACTTCTCCGTCTCCATATCTACTTTTATCTATTGGACTTATACATTCTGCCAAGTCTGCGTTTTTTATTCCTTCTAAATCGAATATCGACAGAGTGCGATTGTATAAATAATTATAGTCGAACTTTACATTCCATGAAAACCATATATCAAACTTTTCTTTTTTCATATATGTTGTAAAGGCAACCAACATCATGTATTCTGATTCATAATCTGGTAGATAGAAAGTTTTAATTTCTTTAGATAATGAATTATAAATCGAAATACAAGAAATTGGATATTTGGCTTCTTGTACATTTGGCATTTCGGGAGAAAGAGTTTCAATATCTATGAAACAGTATTTAATAGGAGCAGGTTCGATAACATCTACTTTATCTATCATAAATCTTTTTACAAATAATATATCTGATTCAAAAGCTTTTGTACTTGCTTGTTTTCGAATTTCTGAAGGATTTGATATAATTATTTTACGAAGTTTTTCACCTTTAAAAGATTCAAAATTTCCAGAAGGGTCTGGTTCATAGAAATATGGGAAAAAACCAGTGAATTTTGTAATCTTTAAATTACATAAATCATCACGATAAAATACGTAAAGGTCTTTATGTTCTGAAAATAAGTTATTAATTCGCATCATAATCCTTTTCTGATAAACCATTCAACATATGTTCCCATGAAAGAAAAAACTTACATTTCTTTGTACAAGGTATTATAGCAATAGGATTCTCTTCATCTCTGGCACATTTACCTCTCATATAAAAAAAACATTCTTCTTTTTTATTCTGTCGGGGCATTATAAGTCCTTTTTTCATTTTTAATTGTGGACTGTAAAGCAGAAATTTGTTTTTCACAACCATTACAATATCCCTCTATAATATTTCTAATACGTCTATAAGAAGCAACAAACTCGCTTGCTTGTACTTCGCCAATAGCAGAAGTAAATTTTTTCTCTGCATTTTCTGCTTCAATTCGAATTCTGTTATATTCTCTAATTTCTCTATTCTTTTTTTCTGTCATAGCTACTGACAAAACTGTGGTAAGATTCGAATATACTCCAGCAAGAACAAGTACTGCGGACTTTGCTTCTTCGGCATTATTAGCCAATTTTGATTTCAGAATATCTCTGGCATAATAATCTACCAATTCGATGTCTTCCTTACATAATTCTAATACTGTGTTCAATTTCGCTTCATCTTTAAACGCTTGTTCGATTTCTAATATTCTCATTTTGTATCTCCTTTTTATTTATTTTATACCATATATCGAAAATTCTTATAACACCTTCTTTTTCTGGACATTCTATAATAGGACATCCACAATAATTACATTTAGTTTTAAATAATTTTTTCTTTTTCATTTCATTATCTCTTTTTTAAATTTTCTGGCTTCTTTACCAATCAAAACCACTGTACCTAATTCAATAGGTTTCTTTAATAATTTTCCTGTGTTTTCTGATATATGATTATATATTGTTATTCCTATATAATCTTCTCCATATATCGGAGTAGTATCAACTTCCATCATGTGAAACTTACAATCGCAATAACTTTTAAATTTCATATGTCTCCTTATTCGTATTGTTTTAAACTATCTTCCAAATTCTCTATTGTTTTCTGTAACTTTACTACCTCTTGCATTGTTTCGCATAAAGGACATTTTTTACCTTCATAACAAATTTCTTCATGTGGTTCATTCGTAAATCTTCCAGAACATATTTCCATGTTATGTCTCCTTTTGATTTAAAGTAATATAAGCTTCTTTAATTTGTTCTTCTGAAGGCATATCAATACAATAAGAACAAGGAGCACAACCTTGAAAACAAGTACAACATTTATCTTGTAATCGTTCATAATTACATAAAATTTCATCTGCTTCATGTATTGTCATATCAGTCCCAAAGATAAAAGAATTTTTCTTTGAAAGTATCGAACCCTTTTTCAAAACGTAATACTTCCCGAAGAGTCATAACTCTATATTTTTTGTCTCTTGGATACGACCTTTTCTTATTCATGTATATACACGTTCTCTTTTGTTTCTTATAAGCCGACCAAGTAAACTTTTTCGAAGGTGTATAAATCAAATTATGTTCGTTTATTTCGTTAGCAGTCTCAAATGTTTTGATTATTTCTTTCAAAGAAGCCAAATCCTTCTTTGTCCAGCATGAATTACCGTATTTGATAAGGTGTTTTACACCTGATGATATAACAGTTGCAAGATAATAATCAAAATTCCAAACATCGCTATCTCCATATCCTCTTATTCCTCTTTGCCAAAATCTCTTGATATATCTGATGGCTTCTTCGATAGGATTACGAATATATCTATTGAAATATATTTCTAAATAATCTAAATAGGTATATTTATATTTTGAAGACGTGTCATCTAACATTTCATCAATTGTTTCATATTCTTTTCCTTTACCTACTTCGAAAAGTCGCTCTTCTTCTGTTTTATTCATGATTTTGTTTCCTCCATTTATTTAATTTAGAAATTATTTCTCCATAAGTTACAGGATAAAAATTATTGACATCTATACCTACATTAACACAATCCGTAAAAGATTCCCCTCTTCTTATTCTCTGAATATCCCAATTATTATGTACATGACCAACGAGATTTATTTCATAATTAGTATCACAAAATTTGGGGTCGTGTAAAATACATATATCTTTACCACCGTAATGCACTATTATTTTTCTGATAATAGTCTTAAAGCCGTTTCTTCCCGAATAATCATGATTTCCTTCAATATAAATAATATTTTTACATTTAATTTTATTAAGATAAATTTGTAATTTTTCTGGTTCTCCTTCACCTCTTCCTGTTCCTGACTTAAATCCTATATCACCTACAAAGAACAAAGTATCTTCTTCTTTCACCCTTTCATTACAATTAGAAATAATTTTATTGTTCATATCTGCAACATTTTTAAAAGGGCGATTGGTATATTTTATAATATTAGCGTGATTAATGTGCCAATCAGAAGTGAAGTATATCATGTTATTTAGCTTGCACTCTTTTCTTTTTTGGATGTAATTTCTTATATGCCGTTCTTATTATAATGGAAGGTTTGGTATAATATCTTCTTTCACGTACCTCAAATAAGATGCCATCTTTTTCAAGTTTTTTCTTAAATATTTTTAATGCCTTTTCTAATTGAAACAATTGGGCATCTTTTGAGTCTGCTGGACGAACTTCTACTCGAAGACCGTTTAATTTAAGAGGTACAACAGGTACATTTTCCATAAATCTCCTTTTAGTTATTTTTCCAATTTCCAAATTTCGTCTTCAAGTTCTTTAAGTAATTTATCATCGAATTTATCTATAAACTTATCTTGTCCTACTGCTGATATATTCTTGAAAGTGTATGTGTTTCCTTCTCGTTTAATCACGCAATATTTTAGACCAGCAAAAATTAAAGATTTACGATTGTCGAACTTGGCAATACTGAAAAAATCTACGATACTTTGTAAATACGCTCTACCTTTTTTGTTTTTTGTACATTTTAGTTGAATTTCATGTCCTATTACTTCTTTACTTTCTCCTGTTCCTTCTTCAATTGGTTTACCTTTACGAACTTCTACTCGAATATCGTAAAGATGACGAATTGCCCTGCCTCCGCTTGTGGTTTCGGGATTGCCATACATAACACCGACTTTTTCTCGCATCTGATTAATAAAGATAATCGTAGTTTTAGCATCTTTGTAATATTGTAAAAGTTTTCGACAAAAAGGAGAAAGCACTTTTGCTTGAGATGCCATCGATTTATCCTCAAGTCCTCCTTCTAATTCTTCTGCTGGAATAAGCATAGAAATACTATCTATTACTATTAAATCAACCTTTCCGACTAAATCTATAATCATGTCTCCTGCACCTTCAAGAGTTTCTGGTTTGGTAACTAAAAGTTTGTTTATATCTACGCCGTTCATTTCTGCCCAAAGCGAATCAAGGTTATTCTCGGCATTTATCCAGATACAAGATTTTCCTAATTCCTGAAATTTGGCTACAACTTTCATAGCCAAAGTTGTTTTTCCGCTTGATTCTCTACCATAAAGTTCAATTTTGCATCCACCTTCACATTGTGCTATACCCCCTGACAACACATAATCAAATGCGTACACACCTGTTCTAATCTTTGGTTCAATTACTATTTCAGATGCAGGTTTCATAGAATACTTTCGTTCGAGTTCTTTCATAGTACGATTAAACTCAGTATTCTCTTTAGGTGTTTCAATCTTTGGTTCTATTTGTTCTTTCATAATTTCTTGAGACTCTCGTTCTTTACAACTTTCGCATGAGCATGTTTTTAAATGGCGACCCATAAATTTATATCTCCTTTGTATGTTTTCTTCTATTATCTTCTGCCCACAGGGGTTGAAGATTTATATAATTGAAGCATTTTAATTGTTCTTTAATATTAATAAGATTAAAACTACAACAAGGTCTGATATGGTCTATCTCCCAACCACCTTTACCATAATTCTTCCATGTCATACCTTTGGTAAATTTATTTTCTAAATGTATTTTTAAATTTTCAATACTACAACCTATTAATTTCATAGTTGATTTACTTTTGTTTTTACCTTTTAAAGCACTGTGTATTCTACCTCTTAAATTATGTTCTATTTTAAATCCTACATCCGTTTTAAATTTATTATCTCTATAAATTTTTCTTTCTTTTTTATGTTCTTGTTTATATTTTCGTTGTAATTTTTGTCTTTTAATTTTATTTTTTAAACGATATTGTTTGTCGTATTCTTTTTTAATATCCTTATTTTTTGTTCTATATATTTTAGATTTTATTTTCATAGTTTCTTTGTGTTCTTCTCTATATTTTTTGTTGTATTCTTTTTGATATTTTTTTGTTCTACTTTTACCATTTATATACATAGGATGATTTTTTCCTGTTTGATTCTGTCCTAATATTTTATTAGCACAAGAATGGCATCTAATAGCTCTATCATCGCAAATTTCTTTACAATCTTTACATTTTTTCATTGTAATAACCCCACTAATGCTAATATAATTGCGTCGATTTCATCTTCATTCTTTAAAAGTATTCCGAGTTTTTTACTAAATTCCTTCTGCACTATAACTTTCTTTTTGTTACAAGGAAGTTTCAAAAGTTTTCTGGCAGAAATTGCACTCTTCCATATAATCTCTTTTATTCCTTTTACTTTACAAATCGTGTATGCTATCGCTCCTATTCTGGCAAGCAAAATCAAACTAAGTACATTTCTTGAAAAGAATACATCTTCTATTACAATCGCTTCAAATTTTGGTACAATTAGAGAATTAATCGCATCATAGAAGGCATTATATCTAAATTCATTTTTAGCATATTTGTCTTCAATTTTGGAAACGTCAATATTTATAAAACCAAGTTCTAATATCAATTTTTTTTCATCGGTTTTAGCAACACAATATCCTGTCTTTGTCGCACAATCAAGTCCAAGTACGATTGCATTGCGTTTAAGAGCAATTTCGAACCGCTTCTCGATTTTGTCTATCGACCATACGAATTTATTCATTGTTTTCTCTTTTCTGTTCTATAAATATATAATCATTCATACGACCCATATCAAGTTGTAAAGAAACAAGATGTTTCTGCAATTTTTGCATTGCGTCCATTCTAACTTCGGTTGCTGTTTTTAAATACTCGTTAATAGAGTCTAAATCTTTTGGATTTACATAAAATAATTTTTCTAATTGTTTTTTTAAAAGAGTTTCTTCTCTTAACATATCTTGAAAAGTATTTTCAAACCATTTGCTTAACATTTTTATACCTTTATCTTTAACTTTGCTATCGGTACAATGTATAATTTCATTCCTCTTATAAATTGTACAGGAAACTTCTTTGCAAGTTCTTTTTTAATCGTGTAAGTAGCCGGATACAATCTATTACCATTCTTGTCCTTATAAAGAATCTCTATCTCCACGTCATCATTTAATAATCTCTCGGCTATGCCAATAGATTTTGTTTTCCAGATAGGTATATTAATATTTAATTTATTCAATTGCTTATCTCCTGCGTATCAATTTGTATTTCTCCGTCTTTTGGTAATTCTTTAGTACTCCCTTGTTCTTTTATTTCTTTCTTTTCTAATTCATCTATTCGTAAAAACAATTTAGTCTGCCAGTCATATTTACATGCTATTTCCCATGTTTTAATATGTGATTTTGGGTCTCTAACAGCGTTTATAACAAATTTGCCATAAGTACCATCTTTTTCATCGTCGTAAATATATTTTACACATAATGCTGGAAATTGCATAACAAGGTTCGAAGAAAACCAATTTCCATCTCCTTTTAATTGCATAAATACAATCAATATTCCACCTGTTTTAGCTAATTGTTCTGTAAAATGTCTAAATATTTTATCTACTTCTGCAAAATTATCAGGACATAACCAATCTATAATCATGATTGCTTTAGATTCTAATTGGATTCCAACAGGGTCTATCCATTTTTTATTATAATTAAAATCGTCGTCTTTTAATCCTAATTGAAGAGCAATTTTTTTAAAACGACTTCCCGATTCTAATGAAATATAATAAGGTTTTATTCCTTGTTCTACTAATTGTTTTATTATATTCATAGAAATATGTGTTTTACCTAATTTTGGAGTACCTCCAATTAAAATTAAATCTCCATACTCAATATTTGCAATATCATAAAAATAAGGTATTTTAAATCCTATATTATTGTCAGTATCTAATAAAGAATTTGCCCAAGTCATTTTCTGTAAAAGAATATAACGAGAACCTTTCTTCTGTATATATCCTTCTTTTACTAAATAATTTAATACTTTATCTATTCTTATTTTTTCTTCTCCACGATTCGTTCCCATAATAGCAGAACAAATTTCCATTCTTCCTGCTTCTTCTACATCTTTGAGATAAATCATTACTCTATGAGCTAATTCTTTTTCATCGAAATCTGTATAGCGAGACAAACTTTTAACCATAGCATTTAAATCTTTTGAAGAAATAGGATTTGTACAAATATGTCTATTAAGTATACTTAAAACTCGTTCTGTTTGGTTAACATTCAATTCTTTACGAAGAAGACCGCCTAATTTTAATAAAGAAACATTTCTCTCACCCTCATTGAGAAGATTAAGGTTAAAGTTCTCAGTCTGAATATCTTCTTTTAATTTTTCACTAAAGGATTTTAAAGGTACTGTTACTTTTGTTTTTAAATAATCTAGTAAATCTTTAGGCATTTCTATAATAGGTTTAAAAGAATTTATTTTTCTTTTCACTCCATCTACTATAGAAGGAAAAGCAACACATTGACCACCTTCGTTTTCTAAATCTATTTTTAAATCGTTGATACGAGTTTTTGGTAATTCTGCGATATATTTATAATAATATTGAAATCCTTTAGAAGTCTCTAATGTAAAAGTATCTCCTACTAATGCTAAAATTTCTTTAGGTACTGGTTTTACGTCTACATCAAGAATTGTAAGATTTGAAGATTTGCCAGTCTTTATTCCTAAATTAATTCCATCCCCTAACCATGTTTGCCATTCATCAATATCTTTATGAATTTTATGTGTCCAGTCTTGTTCTACAGGTATTTTCTTATCTTTGGCTACCGGAACTAAATCAAATCCGTTTTCCACATAGAATTTTAAGACTTCATTTATTTTTTCTGTATCCTTTTTTGTAACCATATCTAAATTTAATAATTCCTTAATATAATGAATTACATCGTCATCTGTTCCTTCTACCTTTTCAGTATCTCTTACTATATCGATTATATTCTTCTTTTTGGCATTGCAAGAAAAACAATTGATAAAGGTACAGCGAGGTGGTATGGTGGCGGACATGGGAACTTTATGACAATAAGGACATTCCAACATCGTACATGCACCAGCGACTTTAATTTTTACTTCTCTCTTTTTTAAATATTCTAAAAGATAACCTACTATTATTTCTTTTTCCATTGTGTTTCCTTTTCTTTAAGGTTTAATTTTCCTCAAATTTTTTTATTGTCTCTTTTAATATTTTAATACTATTTTCTTTATCGATTCTTCTGTCAAAGAGTTCTCCATATAAATAATCTATAAGAGTTTTTATATATTCGTCTGGCGATTGTATTCCTTCGAGGTGTTTTGTCATAGGATAAAACTCTATATTATATTTTTCACTTTTCATAATTCTCCTTTTAGTCTTTTATAAGATATATCTATATAATTCTGATATATTTCCATACCTATAAAATTACGATTTAAATTCTGACAAGCAAGAGCAGTAGAACCTGCCCCCATAAAACAATCTAATACTATATCATTTTCTTGAGTATGTAATTTTATTATTCTTTCTAATGCTTTTATAGGTTTTTGAGTAGGATGAACATTGCCAGTATATAAAATTTTGCCACCTCTCATACCATCTTCATTTATATCTATCCAAATATTTGTCCATCTTTTTTTATCACTTCCGTATTTAGTTTGGTCATTATTTGCAAAAACTTCTCTTTTTTCGTTACTATATTGCACTTCTTTATTCCAAATAAATTGTTTATTATTTTTGACAAACCACATTATTTCTTCTCTCGTATATAACCATCCTTTTCGCATACCAATTCCTCTTTGCTTTTTCCAAGTAATTAAATCTTTAAAATACCAGTCTTTAGCAAAAACTGGAAACCATCTTATTAAAGATTGACTTTTCTCTCCTATACCACACCAACAATATAAACTACCAGTATTTTTTAATACCCTAAATAATTCTTTAGATAACCATTCTGTAACTACTTCTTTTTTATCCCAAGATTCTTTCGTAGTTAAATAAGGAGGGTCAATAATAATAAGGTCAATACTATTATCTGGTATTTGTTTTAAATATTCAAAATTTTCTTGAGTTTCTAAAAATATTTTATTTAACATATTTTCTATTTTCATTATTGCACCTTTATAAATAGTGTTATTACATTTGCCAAAGCATAAATTATAAACAAACAACCTAATAATAACCCATTGTGTATAAAATAATTTACAGCTACACATAATTGAAAGAAAATAAGTATTAATAATATTGGATTGTTCATAGTTTTCTTTAAGGTTTGCTTACGTCTGCTTTACCTTCTTTGCCTTTCGTATGATGTTCTCCGGCATCGTGGTTCTTGCCACGCTTTTTGAAACCGCATTTTTCGCAATACAATTCTCCATTACGAGACTTACTAACATCTTTCTTTGGTGTCTTATTCATAAGGTCTCCTTTTTATCCATGTCATAAGTATACCATATTTGATTAGAGATAGCAAGTTTATTACGTTTTATTATTTTTTCCACATTATAATCATAATCACACCATTTGCAACCTTTGGGAGTACGAAATTCTTCATTCGGTATTCTCCGTCCACAATAGTTACATTTATCCATTTTTTGTCTCCAATTTTAGATGTCCAATAAAAGGAAGGCATAAAAAACTTGTAACTGATGCTAAAATTATTAAAGGTTGTAATCCAATCTTAGGTAATAACCAAGCTCCTGATAATAATGAACAAGTACCGCTTAAATTTATTATACTACACAATACTGCAAAAGAAACTGCTTCTTTGCCTTTAATAGAGGATTGTGCCATAAAATCTAATAATATAAGCGAAATAAACGCTCCTACAATACTAAATATCAGAGGATATATAATTGCAGTATATTTGGTAAAATATAAATAACACATACTTGTTATTGCTCCAATGAAAATCGAATTTTTAATCCATCTTTGTATATTAATTTTTTTACTGAATTTATAATAAAATACTACTCCTATTAAAGCTGTTATTGCAGTTAAAGAATCTAAAACTCCAAAAAATATCTTCGAAAAATGAAACGAATCTCGCATTTTGAACCACAATGGCGTTCCGAAACTCGGATTAAAATTATAAAGAAAAACAATTAAACATATCCATAAAAATTGTTTGTTCGTAAAAACTTCTTTATAAGATTTTATTGTATCTATAAATGACATTTTAATACGTAATGTCTCTTTTTTAGCAGGTTTATAAAGACAAACAATTATTAATAAAATTATATAAAATGGAATCAAACACAAGAACCCAAAATGATAGGAAGTGTATTGTGCAATCCATCCTCCGGCAATTCCTGTTAATATACCGATAATAATCTGACTACCTTCTCTAATACTTTGTAATTTTCCTGTATTTTCATATCTTTTACCTTCGCTACAAGTTAATCCACCTGCACCTGTTGACCGTAAGGCTTCTGCCCATCCATTAATTAACATAAGTCCTATTAATAAAGGAAGAACAATAATTTGATTCAACCCGAAATAAAGAGATGTTCCTAAACTTATTAATATAGATAAAATCATCCAAAATTTAACTGATACTACATTGTCAATAAGATAACCCCACAAAAATTTTACGAACCATACTAATGAAATAATTGATGAAATATACATCATTGTACTTGCATTTAAATGTAAAGTCTCTTTAAAATAAAATGAAATAGCTGAACCTGGAAGTCCTTCTAATGCCTGAAGTCCGAACACGCTTCCTATTAATAAATATAAATAGAATATATTTCTATTTTTCATCTTTATCTTTCTTAAAAATTACAAATCCCCAAACAGAAATTATTAAATAAATAGACCATAAAATTCCTTGTTCTATTGCTCCAATAACTTGCCATTGGGAAAAGTTAAAACCAGCCCATGCAAAATCGCTAATTATCCAGAGCATATATCCACTTCTTTTATGCTTAGTAACTAAAATTTGTCCTATTAAACACAATGTTATTAATAAATACATTATATATTTAGGCATTTTATAACCTTTTTCTCAAAGAATTGGGCATAACACTGTTTATTAAGTATAAAATTGGATTAGGTCTTTTAAAATGTTCCAATCCACGATAACGATATGGATAATTAAGATAGGTTTCTATCCAAAGATGAGTCATACAAATTAATGCTAAGATACTTGATAAAACAATATATATATCTATAATAATACTTCCGTAAATTAGTTTTACAATATCATTTGAAATAGCCCAATTCGTAAATCTTCTTGACATTCCTTTCGCTGAATGTAGTCTATGTATTTTTAAGGCTTGTACACTATATTTTACTGCATCAAAGATAGAAGTAAAGATAAGTAATGCACCAAATATTTGTTTAGTTGTCCATAATGGGTCTATCATTTATCGCCTTTTGCGTTATTTAAACAGAAATTAAGAACAAATTTAATATATCCTTTAATACGATTAATTTGTATTGAGCCGTTAAATAATCTCCATTCGAGTGTTCCATGTCGCTGTAAAGCCAAAAGATTTAGAGCAAAATGTCTTTCTGACATATAAATACATATATCTCGGCAATTATCATTATTTTCTTTAATTTTTTGAATATTTCTTTCTGTTAAATATTTTATGGTGTTTGTAGGTATTTTTTGGGCATAGTCTAAACGACATTTTAACATGCCAAATTGTTTACAAATTTTATTTTGTTGTTTAATATATGCTTTTATAATATTACAAATTTCTTTATTGGTAAACTTGCTCATATCTATATGTATATGAAACCCACATGTACTGCCTTTAATATGTCCTCTATGTGCCTTAATAAGTCCTATAATTTCCTTTATTTGGTCTATACAATCTTCGTTCCAATAAAGTTTATTCCGATTTTTCGGACGATACTCTGCTCCATTATCCAATGACCCATCATAATCTAATTCCCAACCTCTAATAATTCTATGTTTTGAAATTAATTTTTGACTATCTTTGGCTGATGGAAATTCACATTCAATTTCGATTGAAAATCTTGTATTCTCTAATGTTCTTTTTGTTTTAAGTCTTGGCATCATTTACCTCGAATAATCTTTTATACTCCGAATATTTCATCATTAAAGAACCTCTATGAATATTCGAAATTTTATACTCTATCATTACACTCATTGAATCTATTCTTGTTATTTTAGTTATACATGCAATAGGAATTGCTTTAACACTTGTAAAAAGAATTCCATCCTTAATACAAGATGTTGACCCATATGGAAGTGGTTTTAAATTTTCTATTGGTATTGGTTTTGGAATAGGTTTTTGTCTCCAGAAAGGCATAAAGTAACCTACTATAAATATAGAAATTAAGATACTTATAAGTATTATACTCTTAATTATCTTATTCATCTACTTGACCTTTAGGTTTTTCATCATTTTCTATTGTTTTCTTAAAGTATATTTTTCCAGCAGTATGATAGATAACTATTCCTTCTGGTTTCATAAATGTAGGTACTGCAATACTTCCATCTAAAAATAATCTATCAATACAATTATTTATTTCGTCTTCATTAAAAATACCTTGATAAAGAACAGGAACAACATGACAACATTTTGGTCTTATTGTATCATCTGTCCATTTTGAAGTATTAAATAAATAAAATCTTTTTTCTTTAAGTCCATAATTTCTATTTATTCCTTGCCCCATCCATTCGCCTCGATGCCAACCTTTACCTAATTTTAAAAGTTCGTCAGTATGCTCATAAGCCCATCGAGCAAAACCATGATTATCGTTCTCTGGCAATATCCAGCGAGTTCTACTTCCAACTAAAAAAGGAACTTCTCTGCCAGATTGTAAAGTAATAGTAGACAAATCATCTGAAATATAAACTAATGCATTAGACCCATCCAGTTTTTCCGAGATTATTATTTCTCTCGATAGTCTTGCAATTTTAGGCATCCCTTCAAAATCTATCATTAATCCTCCCGATTATGACGAATATTATCCCAGAGCCAGATGAAACATATAATAAATTCGCAACCAAACATAATGCCTAAATATACATCTTGTTTTGTAATAACATACAATATTACACCTATGACTCCAAGCATTAATAAGACAAAACCTGAAATCAAAAATCCTATATCAAAATGAATTTCATCTGCTCGCCAAAGTTCTACGGATTTTTTTTCATTGTTGGTTAAATAAAGTAGCCAATTATAGAATTTTTCAAACATTTTATCCTTTATCAAGTTCGTTTGGAATTAAACCTAAAACAAAAGCTTTTACTGTACTTAAATTAACCGTCATACCTAACATATAACCTGGTATTCCTGTCATTGCTACATTTACTCCTATTAATTCGCCTTTTGTATTAAATAATCCTCCGCCACTATTACCATGATAAATTTTAGCATCCATTAGATAATTAAATCCTAATTTTCTAACTAAAGTACCAGATGTAATAGCGTCTTCTAAACAAGCAGGATTACCTATTGCCCAAACTTTGTCTCCTACTTTTGGTTCTCCAACAGCAATTGGAGCTATTGTTAAATCACAATAAGTACAATCATATTCAAATAATGCTAAATCTACTTTATGATTAACTTTAACTAATGTGATACCTCGATATTCTTCTCCTTCTTTAACAAAAAATGTATCGTCAGGGTCATCTAAATGTCCTGCGGAAAGAATATAAATTTTTCCATTTACATTAATTATTGTACCTGCTCCCATACAACCTTTTGATATATTGTAAATAACTACATTTGCTCTGACTAAATTTTCAAAATTTGGCAATGTAGGTACTTTATTTTCTTGTATTGCTGATACCATTGTATCTGTTTTAGCTTCTAGGTCATTCATTAACTGTGCTACATTAATAATTAATACCATATTTAAAATCAACAAAGCAACTACACTTCCCTTAATAAAAGACTTCACAATTATACTAATAATATGTAAAACTTTTTTAATCATAATATCCTTTCTAATATCTTATTCTATAAGTTTTTTTAATAGTTTTTCATAAACTTTTATAATCATATCTGACAAAGTATCTACATCTCCGACTTGTCCTTGCATAACTGTAGCAACTGCTTGTGCAGAAGCTTTCATCATTGCCTGTTTTTCGATTGACTGACCAACTGCATCTCTCTGTCCACCACCAGAATATTCTTTCTTCGGAGTTGGATTCTTTTTATTACAAGGAAAACATTTTTTATATTTTCCATCTTTTAATGAAGCTCCACAATCTTCACATTTATATCCTTCTGTTTTCGGAGTTTCAGTCTTTGTTTCAACTGGAGCAGGGGTCGACCCTTTCTTTGTAATTCTTGAAACGGTATATGAGCCATTTTTCTCTGTATAATCTACATCTACATCTTCATTCGCCTTAAAATTAGCTTTTGCATAATTTACTACGGCTTCTGAAGTAGATGCCCATTTTTCTTTTCCTACTTCAAATTCCAATTTTACTAAATACTTTCCTTTATCACTCTTATAAGCTACCAAGTACTTCACGATTTGTTCCTCCTTTTTTATTTGTCTTTATTTCGACGATACATATAATAACCAATTCCAACACCAATAACTGAAAGCCCAATTAATATCGCTATAACAGGATGTAATCTTATAGCATTAATTAATACTAATGCACCTAATACTCCTGCAATACTCATAACTATTAAAGCTGTCTGACCTTTGCTAATTTTCATACTTTTCTCCTTTTTATTGTACTAATGTTATCCATCCAAACCCGCCCAATGTATCTATTCCTGCATAAATAAACAAACAAAACATCATAAAATAAATACTTAATGCAAAAGCAATTATAATTTTAGTGATTATTTTATTCATCAGGATACCGTTCTCTTTTTAATGCTACTCCTTGACCATTGAGCCATTTACGATATTCTCCATAAGTATATTCTGGATTTGGTTTTATTCCTGCTTCACCTTCGACATAATAGAAAGGATAATTTATCCCTGTTGGATTTTCTGGTGATTTTTGTCTATTATCAAACATCGGAGGCATTGATTCGTCATGTCTGTTATGTGTCCATTTTGCCCACCAGATGTGACATTGTTCGCATATACAGTTTAATTCGTCAGGAAAATAAAGACCGTTTTTATGATGATGAAAAAATGTACATTTAGACCAAAATTTCGGTTCTTTGTATTCCCATTCTTTTTTTATTATATCCCATTTCATGATTTTTTTACTTTCTTCCTTTTCTTCTTTCGTTCTATTTCTTTTTCACATTTTTCTATTGTAACTATTTTTGTCTTATTATTACAAAGATTTAAATATTTTTCTTTTAAACTAAAGAAAGGAAACTCATCTATATCAGGTGTTTTTACTTCTAAATTTTTAAATTTATTTATAATAGGTGTTTCTACAAATTCTGGCAATTCTCTTAAATTTACGATTAAATTTCTTCTGTCAAAATCTTCTTCATTCAAAATCGGATTCGTTAACCCATCTACTGCTTCTTTATTTAATTTCTTCGCTAACATTGCAAGAGGATTAGTATTAAATTTATATTTCTTTGATTTTGGAGAAAATATTTTTACATTTTTATTGTCAAGTAATTGCTCCATATCTGCGTCAAATGTGATTAAAACTACTTCATTATCTTTATAATATCTTGTGGCAACTGCTTGTATATCATCCGCTTCCATACTTTCAATTTGAATTATATGCCAATTGGTAGATATATCTAATTTTACCAATAAATCGTTCATCATTTCAAAAGTTAATTTCCAATTAATATCTGTATGTGATTCTCTTTTTTCTTTCCTGTCTGCTTTATAACAATTTCCTGTCCAACAACATTTGCCGTTGCGTCTAATATAAAATATATGATTAGGAATTTCTATATCGTACACATCCCCCTGCCAGTTTTTGATTATATTTTTGTAACTTTCTGTTATATATTTGTCTAAAATACTAACTCCGTACCAAGTTCTGTCTTGATTTGGCATTGTAATGGTAGCAGTATATCCTGCTTTTAATGCTAATTCCTGAACATCATTCGCTAACTGTTTTGATACAGTAGTATATGCATAACTAACGGTTTTTTTCCCTATTCGAACCGTTCCATCACCTTTAATCATTGTTTTTAACAATAATTGACACTGTTTTTTATTTAATTTGTTTAATAATATACGAGGAATAAATTTATGAAAAGAATTTCCAAATGTGTTTTTTAAATAGTTCGCTAATTGAGTATTTGAAATACTATAAGAATTAATATTTTTTCGTTTAGTTATACAAAAAGTTTCGTTTAATTCTTTTAAAATGTCTTCAATTTCTTTGCAGTTTGCAGGATTATGAGTAAAAGATTGAGGAATAACTACGCTATAAGGTTTTATATATCCACAATATCGTCTTCCTCCACAAGAACCTTCTGTTAAATACCAACCCAAAAACTTTAGCCATAAATTAATTTCTATTTTTCGTTTTGGATGTTTAACAATATATGTATATTCTGCTCTTCCTCTTGTTGTAATAGACTTGGTTGTTAGTTTGGGAATAATAATATATTTTAATCCTTTTTTATTATAATTAAATTGTTTATTATGATTAATTTTATATCTTCTTATATCTTTTGCTAATTGTAATGTAAATTTTTCATCTGTAGTATTCTTTGTATAATGAGAATGTTCTGGAGTCATTAAAAGGTCTATTTGACAACCACGTCCTCCGAATTTAAACATTTCTCCTCTATAAAACCGTTTATAATAATTATTAGGATATTGATATTCTACTTTATTCGTTTTTGGATTTAAAGTAGCTATTTTTACTTTTTCTTTCTTTTCCACTATATCTTTTAAATATTTCCATCCTAATTTTGTCAATACTTCTGTCTGTTCGTCTAAACAAGGGTCATAATCTTTTCTCCATGAATGTCCTTCATCGCAAGCTATCATAATAATATCTTCTGATTGAACACCTACTTTTAAAAGATTAGCTAAAATCATATTTGTGGTCGTATATGTAACAGGTATTTGGGGCGTAAATTTATGTGCAAAAATTGCACTAAACATTAAACACCCAAAATCCACCATAATAATTTTACCTTTATTTGTTTCCATCTATATCCTCTTCTAATCCTTTAATTAAATCATTAAATTCTTGTTCTTCTTTATCTTTTGAATATGCTTCGCTCAATTTAAAAATAATGTAAGAACTAAAATCAAAATTTAATTGGGCATATTGTAAAAGATATTCATTTAATTTAGCACGAAATCCTATTTCAGAACATCTATCAATTGATTCATCTAAAACTCTTGAACCATCTGTAAATAGTTCTAAAGTTTTTTGTAGAGATTTTAAATAATTTATTCTTTTATTCATCTATAGAATCTCCAAACTGGTCTGTGTTATAAGTACCAAATTCATCAGAATATGTATTTAACTGTTCATAGCACGAAGGATGATATATTTTATTATTTTTATCCACAGTATAAGCATCTCCATAATAAATAGCACTTTTGCAATATAAACAATACCCTTTTATTTCTCTTTCTTTTGACATAAATTATTCCTCTTTTTTGTCTTTTTTGTAATTTGGCATATCATTTAACTCTTTCGGAAGCAAACCTCTTTCTATCATTTCTTCTGTATGAATATAAGCCATTAAATTCCAAACTACAGCAGTTGCATGGTCTTCGTCTTTATAACCTTGTATTAATTTATTTATATGTCTTTTAGCAGAATCTAAATAACGAGTTAATGGTTGTCCTTTTTCCCAATTCCTATCTCCATATTTTACTGCTCCATTTTCATAATGCTTGGCTAATCTTTCTTCTGCGATAGGACTGATTAAATCAAATCTTCCTTTACCTTGACGAGTATCTCTCTTACTTCCGGTATTAAAATCTTCTCTTTTTCCACTGTCCTTTACTTCATTAAATTCTGCCATTATTTATTCCCTCTATTATCTTTTTTAGTTTCTTTCTTTTTTTCTGTTCTTACTTTTCTCGATAACATTCTTTTTACTTCTCTTCTTGACTTTATCAATTCTTTTTTCCGAAGATTCATAAAGTGAGCAAATACTCCTGCACATTGATTACATATTTCAGTTACTTTAATAGAATTATCTTCATATCTTTTGCCTTTATATAGAGCGTCTAATATTTCTGCAAATCTCATCTTTTTTGTGTCTTCATCTTCTTCGTTCATCGGATATAACGCAAATACAAATTTTTTATCACCTTCTGGCAAAATTTCTTTGCACAAATCACACGTGGTTAGATTCACGTTTTACTCCTTCTTTTTTTCTTCTTCTTTAATAATTTCTGTTAAATTATATTTTGCTCTAATTGCTTTACATGCTTCAGAAACTGAATAATAAACTTCTCCTCCAGAAATAATAACCCCATATAATAATGAAGAATTACATTCTGTTTTTGAATGGTCTGGTAAAATTAAATAAATTGGAATTCTTAAAAGAAAAGCCAACATAACTTCATAAATTGTTCCAACTGTTTTCGTATCTTTAGGAAGATATACAACAATAAAATTTGCTCTTGCTACCGCTTCATAATCTCCCCAACTAACCATTTCTTCGGCAGAATTGCCATCTATTGAAGCTCTTGTCTGTAATTCTTTAAATAAATCAATTAAATCTGCTTGTGGTGTTATAGACCCCCACCAGATTTTTTGCATTTCTTCTTCAAATTTCTTCCAATGACCCCCTTGTTTTAAACCTTTTATATATTCAACTTGCTCGCCAGAAGGTTTACCTACTTTAAAAGATTCTTGCACAACAGGGTCATACATAAGAAGGTCTGGAGATAATAATTTCTCTGTAACTTCTTGTCTCCATGTCTTCATCTCTTTTGACGATACATGTTCTATTGCTCCAGCACTATAACATGTATATTTATATCTTTTATTCATCTTTTATCTCCTGCAAAATATCTCCGTATAAATCTATATAATCTTCATATTGAGTTCTTATCATTGGGTCATCTAAATTATATTCTTCTAAATTTTCAATAAAATGTAATATTCTATCTGCTAAATAATAATCTCTTTCTTCATCTCCATAACCAAATAAAGGACTGTTAATATCTTTAGTTCTTATTTCGTATATTCGATAAGCTATTTTATCAAGTATTTTTTGTCTATTCATTTTTAAATTCTTCTAATAATTCTATTATAATTTGTAATTGTTCTTTTGTATAATATCCATCTAAAGAAACTGTTTCTGATTTTGGAGAAAAATTAAAACAATCGGTATCTAAATTCTTTAAAAATGTCATTAAGGCTTCTTTTCTGGTCATAACACATCTCCATTCTCAATGATAGCTTCATCTTCTCTTTTATCTAAATGTCTTCGTCTATATTCATCTGCACAATGCATAATAGCATAAACTACTTCATGCAGAGTTGAATAACGTCTTTCCCTTGTGCTCATAAATCTTTTCATTATTTTAGTTACTATATACTCAAGGTCTCCTTTATTATCAATATCTGGTAATTGATTAATAATTTTATCGTATTTTATTCTCAAATCGGCTTTGATATATGGCATTATTTTATCTCCTTATCTTCTAATTCTTTAAGTTCTGTATCTATTTTTATTAAATGATGTAACGAATTGTTGAATTCTTCTATTAAATTGTGAGCATGGGTGCGAAAATCTTTATATTTCATTTTAAGTTCAGGAGATATATCTTTTTCTTGTTTTTCTGTATGATGTTCCAAGACAGTAATTAATTTTGCTGTAATATGAAGCAAATGACGATGTATATTCATAATTAATAAACTATCTTTCATTTTATCCTCTTAAAATTTAGAAACGAATACTTCCATATATCATTATCCTATAATTACTATTAGTAAAATCTTGATAACCTTTTCCTACAGCAATACCAACGGAAGTATTTGATAATTTTATTCTATCAAGTCTATATGAAGTACCTACATATACACCTTTTTGTGTTAAAAATGCTTCTACCGACCCCTGCCAATATCTGAAAAACGATATACCTGCACCACCTTCTATTCCGCCTTCGATACCACCGTCTGTTCCTATACCAAGTCCATATCCTACAACCGCAATAGGAACAAACTGTACCCCAATAGCACTTAATTTTCCTTTTAATGCACCTAAATCTTTTACTTTTATTATTCGAAGTATTTTTGCTTTTTCTGGATTAGCATTGTCGATTACTGCAACTTCACCAGATTTTTGTATCCATAAGAATTCTCCCGAACCGAGATTTATTATTGCTTCTTTGCCATATCCAAGCGAAATCTGTACCGGAACATTCTGATTTCCAATTGAATAAGCATAGAAGAAAACTCCTGCAATTATTATAATGTATATAATTAATTTTCGAACATTAAAAAGGCTTACTAAATCCTTTGCCCACAAAACCGGATTGAACAAACCTAAACAGCCTTGCCAAAATTTCGACCAATCAAAAGTTTCTTGTCCTGATTTCATGTCATTACTCCTTTTTTTAAAGTCTCTTTCTCTCATAACTAAATTATACACTATTTTCCTGAAGATGTCAAGTAATTTACAGTTTATTTTGGAACGATACCACACATAAAATTTTCTTTAAAATTCAACGCTTTTATAAATTCGTTCAAATTTCCACTTACTCGACGGAGATTCTTCTCGAAATCATGATATAAAGGGCTATAATCTATCTGTTTACGTGTACAATCTACAATTAACTCGGATATAGTATTTATATCTTCGCTTTCTAAAGCGTTAGTTCCTATCGTTTTTATAATTGTTTCTTTTAGTTCTTTTTTTAAGACATTTTTTGTCATTTCTTGTTCAATTAATTTACGAGCTTTATAGATTTTTGATTTATCTAGTCCTAAATTGACGTACCATGTAATCATACCACCTGACCAAACTGTGTAATTAAAATGTATTCCATAAACTAAGTTATTTTCTTCTCTTATTTTACCAAATAACCTGCCACTCATACCATTTAAAAGTAATTTAACTAAATTTAATAGTAATATTGTATCTATTTTCGAATACTGCGATAAATAAACATCATGCCCTATAATCATATGAGCTTGTTCTATTTTTCTTTTTTCTAAATATTCATCTTTTTTTTGTTTATATATAGTATTTAATGTAGTTTCTGTTATTATCGCTTCTTTATTTGTTTTGCTTTTAACATCCCCTATGACAATTAATGTGGGATTTTGATAATTGTTTTTATGATATTCGTTTAATACTTTTCTATTTATTTTATGTAAAGTTTCTTTAGTTCCTATTACCGGAAGATGAAAACCACTCTCTTTTGGATAATAAATCTTATTATATAACTCTCCTACAATAGCAGAAGGATTATCTTCATACATTTTAAGTTCTTGTATAATCACTTCACGTTCTTTATCTATTTCTTTAGCAGGAAAAGAGGGGTTAAGAGCTATATCTTTGATAACATCGATTGCCATATCTTTATATTTATTAGCAACAATAGCATGATAAAAAGTCTGTTCTTCGCAAGTGTAGGCATTAATATCGCCTCCAACCCCTTCAATAGATTCGTTTATCTGTTTTTTTGTACGATATTTTGTTGCTTTAAAAGTCATATGTTCAATGAAATGAGCAATACCTTTAACTTTTGAATCTTCATAATATGAGCCAAAAGGAATTAATACTCCAACAAAAGTTGCGAATCCTTTTTTATTTATAAATATTTCATTCATATAGTCTCCATTTTTTAATTGCAAATCCGCTTGTCGGAAATTTTTTTATAATTGCTTTTCCTTTTTTAATAGCACCTTGTTTTGTAGTATATATTCTGTCCAAATACCAATTAGAGCTACCTAATCTTCTATTAATTTCTAAAGTATATATGTATTTCATATTATTTCCCTTATATTTCGTTTTAAATTTAAAAATTTATTAACTTCTTTCGAAGGTCTGTCGTAATAATAATTATTAGAGGTAGCTACCGTATAATCGTTGACATAATAAATTAATTTAATTTCCGCCCAAGCACAAGCGGTTAAACACATCGGACATGGGTCGCCAGAAGAATATATTATACCATTTTGAAGTTCTGGTACTTTTGCTTCTTTACATGCCAAACGGATAGCTTCTATTTCTGCATGTGCTGTTGGGTCATTTTTCGATGTAACATGATTAACAGCAAAATAAAAATGTTTCTTATATTCGATACAAGCTGAAAAAGGAAATCCTTCTTTATTATTTTCGGCTAATTCTAATAAAATTGTTTTCATTTTCGATAATTGTTTTTTATTCATCTTGTTTAACTTTCTTTTTATATTGTCTTTTTATTTTTTCTTTCCTACATTTTTGATTATATATTCCTATATCAATTTCTATATCATCTACATCGTCCTGTGTTATCTTCCCAAGATTTTCAATTAATAATTTCTCTATCATTTCTGTTCTATCTTTTTTTATCATTTTACGTACATCGATAATATGATATGTCGGAAAATTATCACCAGAAACTTCTTTATCTTCTGATACGTTTTCATAAGATTGATTCATACATTCTTGATAACGTCTACATTCTTGGCAAGTGTTCGACCAATCAGAAAATTTTTCGGTAATTTCAAGTGGACAATTCATAATATATCTCCTTATTAATCGTGAAAACCTCGTTCAAATTCTTCCAAACTTTCCTCATCTCTATCGTAATATATATCTTCTTCTATCTCTTTTTTCTTATTCGGAACAATTTGTGTATTCGGATTTCTTATCCAAATTTTACGTATTTTTATTTTCTTTTTATTAATCTTTAATACTCTTTTATTCATGTTTATAATCTCCTTGTTAATATAGCATAGATTAATGTAAAAATACTTAACATACCCATTATAATTCCCATTAAATCCCTCGTTAAATGGTCTGTAACACGTCTATATCTGTTCATTTTGTTTCTCCTTTATTATCTGCTTTTTTATGATAAATATCTCTAAATTGAGTATTTGTTAATCTTAAATATCTTTCAGTTGTAGCGATATTTGAATGACCCATAAGTTTACTAACCGTTAATATATCCAATCCCAATACTTCCAAACAATAACGAGCAAAACTGTGCCGGAATATATGAGCATGAATGTCTAATTCTGGTAGATATTGTTTAAATCCTTTTAATCGTTGTTGTATAGCATTTGAATTAATATTAAAGGCATTATCTTGTTCTTCTTCGCTATTAAAATAGTCTTGTATTGCGTTCTTTGTTTTTATATTAAATACTGCAATACGTTCTTCTCTTGTTTTCGATACTAATATTTTAACTTCTAATTTATTAAAGTCAAAATCAAATCGTTTTAATATATTTATTTCGCTAACTCTTATGCCAGAATAGAAGAAAAGATAAAAAACAGCTTTCATTTTTAAAAAGTCTGTATGTAATACTTGTCCTAAAATATCTATGAATTTTTCTAGTTGATTTTCGTCAATACTTTTTGGTAATGTCTTTATATCTTTTAAATATTTCGGTAACGGGATTTCTTTTTTAATAAATTTTAAATAAGCCGTTAAAGCATTTAAATATCCGTTAAATGTAGATATAGAATTTTCCTTTTGAAGTTCTCGTAAAAAATTTGTAAGTGTTTCTTCAGAAAAATTTTCTTCTTTAACTTTTGATAACACTCGTTCTATACGACTGATATAATTACGAGCCGTTAAAAAAGCACTACCGTTCAATAATAAATAATCCTTAAATTTTTCGTTCATGGTTTCCTTCCACAATTCGGACATTCTTTTTCTATAATACGATAAGAACACCAAGAGCAATCGTCTTTTAAAGCGTCTTTTAATTCTTTACAAAAAGGACATTTAGGAAAACCAGAATAAAATGACCCATGAATAGAACAATATGCAGTTTCATTTTTTTTCATCTTTATCTCTTTTATATAAGTTCTATGTTTACCATTCTGTCGTAATATTCTTTGAATCTTCTTTTTATAGCAATCATATTATTATCTTCTGTTAGTCTATTACAAATTTCGCTAGCGACTTTGAATATATCTATTAAAGGTTTTTTCATATTTAAACAATGTATATAGGATAATCTAAAAATAGGTGCGTTATACCAATATTTTATATCTTTATCTATTTCTTTTCTCATTTGAATAATAAAATGAGGTAAAATATTCTCTTGTAGTTCTTTTCGTTGTTCTGAAGTTAAATGATGATTAAGACGTTTTTTACTATTAATATATTGTTGCATTGTATTAATATTAATATCATTCTCTAAATAATCAACATACTCTCGATAATTAAATTTTTTTGTTTTCATAAAACTTTCTCCTTTATTTTTCAAGCATTTTAAGTAATTTCTTCAATCCTTTTATATCATTTTTCTCAATTAATTTATCAGCATAATTCATCATCTTTTTTACATATAAATCTCTAACTTCTTGTTCAAGCATTTTATTAATGTTTTTATTCATTATTTTTTCTCCTTTATTTGTTTTCTTAGTTCGGTTATTATTCTTATTCCTTTATCAGTAATATTATGTATTGTAGTATGACAATTTATACATAATAGAATTACATTACTTTCTTTCATACATAATTCTGGAAAATTTCTTCTCTCTTTAAGATGATGAACAATGTTTCTACCATTTTTTCTATTACATATTTGACAAGTATTTTTATATTTCATTCTTATATAATTTCTAAATTTCTTATAAATACTATGACATAAAAAATCAACACTTTTTAAAAGTTTATTAATTTCAATTTTAGATTTTCGAGGATTATTTAGTACCGATTTTCTAATTTTTTCTTTTGTTTGTTTTGTTAATTTTCGTCCAAAATTCATACATTGTTTACATCTTTTACATTGTATTTTACTTAATCTTTTCCCACAAATTTCACATAAAGGAAGTCTTTTAATTCCACCTTTCCAAGATTTATGATTTCTACCGCTATATTTTTTACCTCTTATAATAGAAGCACATTTACGACATCTACCTTCTCCTTTTATTGCAGTAAAATAAGTAATTTTATTTATTTTACAATCTTTACATAGATAAATCTGTAAAGTAATACAACTTTTTTTATTAATTTTATTTTTATATTGTATATAACATTTTCGACATCTTTTAGCAATATGTCCGTTTAATTTTTTATAACAGTCTTTACAATAATAAATTTTCATTTTCTAAACTCCTTAAAAGTTCTCGACCTTTATTAGTTATTTTACGAGAAGGACATCTTTCTAAGTAATTAAATTCACTTAAATAAGGTTCGTATTGTCTCGTATAAATATTTTGAGAAATCCCTATTTTTTGTGAAAGAGCATTAGCACCAAGCGGTTTTGAGGCGAGAGATAATACTGATAATATCTTAATATCAATATCTGTTAATCCGTCTTTTATAATTTGTCTATCTCTAAATGTTTTGATTAAATTTTGATTAACTATATAATCTTCTGTAATACCAATACTTAATCTTGGATTATATTTACATGATTTTGCTATTAAATCATAAATATTTTCTGATATTTTTTCTTCGGGATATAAATGAGAAACATATTGTTTTAAGATTATTTTTATTTCTTCATCGTTATAACGATGTAACTGAATTTGTGTCTGTATTCTATCAAGAAAATCTGGTACTTTAGATATTAAAATATCTTTATTAATTGTCGCCCCACAAAAACAAAATGGTTTAATTTTTATATTATTTAATTTAAAATCTTGTAAAATAGGATTCATTATTTTTAAAATTTTCATGTCTGCGGTGTCCGTCTCGTCGAGGAAAAAAATAACTTTCTGTTCTACACAAGTATTAATTTCATTTATGACATCTATGATTGTGTCATAGTCTAATGTTTTCCCTACTCTTTCTATATAGTGAGCATTTAAATCTCTTGCAAGTAATTTAACAAATAAACTTTTCCCATGCCCTTGTATTGCAGAAAGTAATACATGACATTTTATTCCTCTATTAATTTTCTTTATTATAGTTTTTGCTTGTTCTTTCGCCTCCTCCTGTCCTATATATTGCGAAAATGATTGTGGTTGCCATTGAAAGCATTTGACTTCTGTTCCTGTATATGGTATTATTTTGCTTGTATCTACTTGTCCGTCTTTAATTTTTACATCAATAATAGGATTAACATTTTCCATCGGAACAATAGCATCTTCGCCTACTAAAGAAGATACTTCTATTCTTATTTGTTTTTGTGCTTGTCTTTTTTCTTGTTGTTTATAAAGATATATAGCAAATATACCTATTGTAAGAAATATAATTATCATTCTTCCCTCGCAATTCTTCGGTCAAGAGGTAGTTTTTCTCTAATTAATTTTAATGCTTCATGCCATTCGGAAGTTTCTATAAAATTTCCTAAATGAACAATATCTATAATCGATAAATAAATTTTTTTGTCCATAAAATTATTCTCCATATCCTTTTTCATTAATAAATTTATAGTCAGAATATCCTATAAAAATTTTAAATAAATCTCTATAATTTTTACATTTATAATCTAACAAATTTCCATTCGATATTGCTTTCCAATAATCTTTTTCTTTAAAAATAACTATAATATGTCCACTGTGTCTATTATATAATGCTACTAAATGAGTTTCATATCCTGCTTTTTTTAAACTGTCATAAGTTAATACTCCAAACACTTTGCAATCTCCGGCTCTTTTATTAATAATTTCATCAACAGAAGCATATCTATCGCTTCCATATACATCTATATTATCTTTATATTGTATATGACTTTCTATATCATCGCAAAGTTGTTCGGGCATTGTATTGTTTTTATTTTCTCCTATTGAGTTTATTATTTGATAAATATTTTTAAATGCTTCGTTTTCGCATTGTTCATATGTTTTATCCATATTTATATAGATATGTTTTGTTTCTTCTGCGAAAGATAATGTAGATAAATATGTCCACATTATTATTAAAATAATTGTTTCAAAAATTATCCAATATGCTGAATTATAATGTTCTCTCATATTTTCTTTTCCTTTTTATAATAAGAAGTTTTGGGGAGTGTTTTATAGTCCACCTTATCCAAATTTTGCGGTAGTTGACTAATCTACCCTTCCTCGCCTTCTTAATAATAAGTATACACTATTTTTTATTCGAGGTCAAGTTCTTCAATAAATAAAACATATACGACAATGTACCGACGATTAATGTCATTAAACCATAATATAAAATTAAAATTTTATTCATACTGTCCTCTTTTTAAGCAGTATATCCACCGTCGCTATCAACTGCACAATCGCATAAATTACACCATAACATTATTTCATTTTCTCCGTCTACTCTATGTAATCTGCCCTCTCCACAAGCCGGACATTTTGATTTTTGTATCTTCCTTTGTATCTTTGTTAATGTTGTCGGATATTTTATATCGTTCATGTTAGCACCCCATACTGTTGCAAAGCGAATTAAACAAATCATATTCTTTTTCTGACGGCTTTAATCTTCTTAATTCCTTTATAACTTTATCTTTTTTATAATCCGTTCCGCTATCTAAATAATAGTTCTCGGCGTATCTCATTTTATAAGCCAATGCCGTAATAGTTTTTGTTCTCATATCTTTTTCTCCTTTATATTAGTTCTTCTGTATATCCGTCAAACCTATCATTACAAGTATTTGTATATCTTTCTATATTTTTCGGTTTTATAATAGGACGAAATGGTAATTTAACGTCGCTTCTAAATTTCATTTCTTTTGCATTACAAGCAATACAAATACCGTAATGTCCTGTTTCGTCAATAGCGTTGCAACCTTCACAAATATATCTACCGCATTTAATACATCTACCTTCTTTTCTACAATATGGTCTATGATTAAACATCTTCTATCTCCTTACATTATATTGTGAGGATTATCGGTATCTTCCCATTTATCAATATTCAAAATCTGTCCGGTCTTTAATTCGTCTAATCTTATTTTTTCCTGTAATGCTTCTAAATAAGTATCAAAAGTCGCTATTGTGCGTGTTCCTTCTTCTTTGCTATACGAAAACAATTCATACCATTGTTTTTTGTTCATTGATTATCTCCTTTATTCTGTCAATCGTGTTGTACAAGTTATATCGTTGAAGGTATTCGGCGAAATTATTGAAGGTATTTTAATACTTATTGTTACTCCTTCAAAATTTACGGTACTGATTTTTGGCATTTGTGATACGTGATACCATGTCAAAATGCCTATTATTAATCCAATTATTAAAATTATCAATCCTAAAATTTTCATTTAATTCTCCTTATTTTTCACTCCGTCTTGTGTTTCGATAACTTGTCCGGTATCTTTATCAAGTATCCGGTATACCTTTATGCCTTCATTGCCTTCAATTTCAAGCAAAAATAGGTCTATTTCCTCTCTATTCCCATTAATAGAGTAAGTTGTACCGTTTTTAGAAATGCAAGCACACCTTAGCATATTGTCCTCTTTTTTTATTTCCATATTGCTATTCTATATTTCTTTTGTGTTGCAATTTTCCAAAATGCTGGTGCTTCTATTTCTTCGTATTTCTTCCATGCTGGTGCTTTTATTTCTTCGTATTTCTTTTTACCTTCATCATTAAGAATATCTAAACAAATTCCTATACCTTCAAATTGTCCTGTTTTAATTGCTTTTATTATATCATCAGGAAAATTGTTAGGATTAGAAAAATTTGTACTTTCTTTATTTATTCCTAAATCTTTTAATTCTGGATAATATACTCTGATAGTCCCATGACCACATAAATCTGCTATTACATCAGGCTGTAATAATTTTCTACCTTCTTTAGTGTTTAAATCGTTTTTTGTTAAAAAATAATTCTTATTACCATATTCTATCCAACTAATAAATTCACACATATGCTTATCTCCTTTTTAGTTTTTCTTAACTTCATATAGCAAGTATACCACAATACTATGCTCGAAGTCAAGTTTATTTTTCATTTAATTATTTCTTCTGTAATAGGAATATAACCCCCAACCATTAAAAAATATTTGCGGTAACGTACTCTTTGTTTCGCTTCTGTAATTCCTTCTATACTTTTATAAAGTTTAGCATTACCCAATTCTTTCATATTCTTCTGCATAGCTTCTACAATAATTAAATCTACAACTTCGTCAATACTATCTTCTCTAGGTGTCATATTATCATCTCCTTTTTCTTCATCTGTTAATCGTGCTATTTCTTCTTTTTCTTGCATTTGTTCTTCTGATATAAGTTGTCCATGACAAATTAAACAATGTTCAAATTTTTCTATATAAATTGTTCCACATTTATCACAAATATATTTTTCCATTTTTAATCTCCTTTATTTATACAACAATGTTTTTCTCTTTTTTCTATTTCTTTTTTACAGATTTTACAAACACCAACCCAATTACCTTTATAATCAATTGTAGTTATATACGGTCTTTTTTTACAAATATCACAAAGTATCGTTAGCATATTGTCCATTTTATATCTCTTTATATTAATGTCGGCTTGTGCAATATCGCTTCATAATGTTTTATTAATTGTTCCATTGTATATTTTTCTAATTCTATATTTAAAATTGTATATTCTGGTCGCTTTTTTAAAATTTTCTG